CTAGCTTGTTTCTTACTGGCTACGATGCCTACTTGGGTTACCAAGAAGAAGGAGTTTGGGGTGCAGTTAAGGGTGCTGGAACAGGTATGCTTATTGGTGCAGCTTTCAACAAGGCAGTCCCAGCTGTCTTTGGTCCAGGCTGGCAAGGAGCAAAAGCGGGATGGGGCCTAGGTAACGCTGTGGGTGGAGTTGGAGGAATTCGCAAAGCAGCAGCAATGCATAAAGCTGCACAAGGTGGTGCGACTGTTGCATCAACCACTGCTCTTGCAGTTAGAACAGCTGGTGTTGGAAATCAACTAGTAAAGGTTGGTATGGCTGGTAGAGCTGCAGGAACGGCTATGGCTTGGGGCTATGGTTTAGCCTTTGGAGCTGCAGGAGCCGTTGGAGCTACACTCTTGAGTCCACTAGCTTTGGCGGGTATGGGGGCCATGGCAGTAGCTGATAGAGCAGTTGATTTTTATGAAAGAGGAACGCAAGCAGGTATCAGAGAGAGGCAGGTTAGAAACCTAGAAATGGGAGCACCAGTTGCAGACCCATTTGGAACCATCTCAACTCTAAGACAAAGAAGTTTATCTGCATTACAAAATAGTCACGTTAATGGACGGATGGCACTAGGAAATGAGGCAGCACTTCTTCATTCCAGTTTTTAGGAGGCATAGGTTATGATTAGAGCAGGAGCAGCACAGGAGTTTTTCAGCAATATTGTTGGTAAAGGTCGAGGTTATTCTGAAGTGGATAGCATGGAATCTGGAATGGGTTCAGACATGTTGAAAGCAGCATTTGATTTTGCTGGAAAAAGCGGAGTCCATGCAGCAACAGCTGTTGGGGCTGTGGGTGGAGCTGTTGGTGGAATACTTAGTAGCGATGCAGATCAATCCTGGTATACAGGAGCTGCGCAAGGTGCCTTTGCTGGAACCCAAATAGCAAGAAGAGGGCTTGGTGGAAGAGGTGTTGCTGGAGCTGTCATGGGTGGTTTGTATGGTATGGGGGCAGATGATACCAGTATAATGGGTGGAGCATTGATGGGTGGCTTAGGAGCTGGAGCAGGTGTGAGATATGCAAGACATGGATTTAGAGCAGGAAGAAGAGCACCAGCAGCTTATAGAAACAAAAAGGGAGAAGCGACAAAGAGAGGTTTCGTAGGTAGGGGTGGATTCGGAATGAATGCTGTTAAAAATGCAGTGAGAAGAGATGTTGGTTATAATTGGAGACAACAGAATCCAATCAGGAAAAATAGATCAGGTGGAGTTAATGTTCGTTCTCAGCCAGCTGGCAGACCACAACTGCAACTTCCTGCAGCTCGTGGACCTAAACGAGTTAACGGGGCAATCCCACTTGGTGGCGGTTCTTAAAAGAAAGGATAATGAATGAGAGATCTAAATACCTGTTCTCAGAAATGCTTTAAATGCATTAAAGGGTATAAGAGAAAACACTCCCTAATTCAGGGCCAATCATTTGAGATTAACTGCAATGGCATCCCTGATCATTATATCCCCCTGAGTATATTGGAGGATATTCCAGAAACAGAAAGAGAGATCGCTCTTGCAATGGTAGATCCTGTTGCATGGGCTGCACAAACTCTTGACTGGCATTGCCTTGATCCCGAGGGAGAGGTCTGGAAAAGAAAAAACCCTGATGAGTATTATGCCTGGAAAGAAAAGAATCCAGATGCAAGTATTTTTGGGAAGTCTAGATATCATCGACCTTATCAAGCAACAATGCTCAGGTGCACTGCAAAGCGTAAAGTGTTTAGGATTGGACGACAGGCAGGAAAGACAGAAACACTAGTGGTAGCAATGCTCTATGCATTATTTACAAAGCCAGGAATCCCAGCAAATGAAGGCTTTAAGATAATCCTGATTACACCCTATCAGGCACAAATCGATTTAATCTTCAACAGGATGATGCAGCTGGTGCGCTCCAACCCTGTCACACAAAACTCGATAAGAAGAAACGTAAAGGCACCAATTTACACAGTGGAGCTACACAATGAAAGTATTATTCGCGGTTTTACTGCTGGGACTAAGTCTGGCGGTAACGCTGAAGCTGTTCGTGGACAACACGGTAATATGCTTGTATTTGACGAAGCAGACTACCTCAGCTCTGGCGACATGGATGCCGCTTTAAGTATTATTACCAACTATCCGAATGCTACAGTTTGGATGAGTTCCACTCCTTCTGGTAAGAGGGAGAGGTTTTTCCAAACATGCAATAGTAAGATTTTTAAAGAATACCATTTCACATCAGAGGTTAACCCCATGTGGAATGATGAATTAGAGTCTCTTTTTAGAGAGCAATTAACAGAAATCGGTTATGATCATGAAATTTTGGCTAACTTTGGTGAACAAGAGCAAGGTGTTTTTCAAAATAATTACATCCAGGCAGCAAAAGCTAGATATAATTATGGAGACCTTCCATATAAAAACACATGGACCTATACAATCGGAGTAGACTGGAATGACATAGGAAACGGTACAACTATTTCTGTTCTTGGATTTAATCCTGCAGAGAATATGTTTTATGTTGTAGATAGAGCCGTTGTTTCCAGGGAAGGTTGGACGCAGTTAAGTGCATGCCACAAGATTGCAGAATACAATAGACTCTGGAGGCCTATCGTTATTTATATCGATGCAGGCTTTGGTGGTACGCAATATGAGGTTCTCAGAAAGTATGGCTTTGATTCTTTAAGTGACCCGACAAAGGGCCCAACACATCCAGATTCTCGTTTAAGAGATATTGTTAAAAAATATGATTTCGGTAGTAAGGTTGACGTACACGATTTATTTACTAAAAGATTAACTAGTAAACCTGCAAAACCCTTTTTGGTTGAGAGTACAGTTCGTAGATTTGAAACTAACGATATTAGGTTTCCTGAAAGTGATGAAAAATTGGAAGCCCAACTTCAAGGTTATATTATTGATCGGATAACTCCCACGGGAACTCCGGTTTATGCTGCAGGTGATGAGTCAGCTGGTGACCATGCTCTGGACGCATTAATGCTCTCTGTGCTAGGATTTACCTTGGAGGTCACTCCCTTAGGCAAGCCGAAGTATGATACGGGTATCGCTTTTTCTGGAAAGTTCGGAGAAGGAGTAGATGCTCTTATACACGAAGGAGATACGGTTGTTCATCCAGGAAATCGAAAAGAAAAACTACAGGAAGAAAAAGAAAGACAAAGGCCAGCATCAGGAAGAGATTCTGTTGTGAATAAACAGACTGCTCTCTTGGGAACTCAAGGTTCGCTTCCTGCCTCAAATACCCACAAGGGCAAACAGAATGTTGGTTTATGGGCTTGGCCAGGATTTGGACATGATGCCCCAAAGCCACGAGTAAGAACCCTTACCGAGGCTGAAAGTGAAGCCAAGAAAAGAATAGGCTTAAGACCAAAACTATCAAACAAGCCAGTTAGAAAAAAATTCTAATTGTCTTCAGGAGTTAATATGACATTTGTGGTAAAAAAAATAGATTCAAATACAGAGCTTAGTGCTGACAATACTTTTCAGAATCCCCTCTGCTTCACTTTTGATGGAATAGTTGGGGGGAGTAAACTAATGCAACTCCTGGTTGAGAATACCGGTAATGCGCCAGAAAGCGGTTTGGAAGCAAGGGTAATAAATAACACGACTGGTGGCGTAGTAACTGTGCAATTTGGCTCAACTGGAGATGCTTGGGATAATACCTACGCTATCCCAGATATCCCAGCAGGACAATCTCAAGTCTTCTGGGTGAAGATTGATATTCTGGCAGGACAATCGATCCAAGTTTTTAAAGGCATAAAGATTCAGGTGGCGTAATGAGCAGTAAACTAGATTATGACAGCAGGGATCTACTTGAGTATAGACCAGATATTGGGTTTATTGAACCAGAGGTTCAAAGCGAAGAACCTCCAGAGAAGTTATATACACAGCATATAGATCCAAAGACTCCAGTTCTGGTTGCAAAGGCAACACAAAAGTTTGCAGAGAATATTGAGAAAGTTGCAGAATCTGTACAAGAGGAGGCAGATCGCTTGTCTGAAGGGTTTTGCATCACTCTGGACAGAAAAAGAGATTATACTGCAATAATGGCAATGCGCAGACACTACCCAAATAGTGATCCCTTTAAGATTTGTTATGAACAATACAAGCAATGCAAGGAACATTTACGAGAAGTTGCAAATGGAACCTCAAGTAAAATGCTTACAGCTGTTTCAAAAGAGACCATCAATAAAGAAAAGGCAGCAATAAATAAAGCGTTTGGTTCAAGCTCTACAAATAGAGATCTTAGTGAAATCCTAAGTAGTATTGGTCCGAAATCAGATATGCGACCAACCGATAAGCTGTTAGAACCCTTGGATATTGAAGAGTTTCAAGATACTGCTCTTAGGCAGTTAGCAAATATGCTCTGGAAGAAATTTATCAAACCGGTAATCCCTTTGCCTCCGGGCATCTCCTTTTTACCTGATGAGATTGCTCCAATGCCCAAGGGCTCAATAACTCCAGACCAAATGATGGGTAAGAAATAAAATGGAATCTTTTGGACCTACTTATACTGCAGATTGTGAAATGATAGTTCGAGTCTTCGAAAAGGCAGCAATCTATTCTACAGATCCTAGGTCTGTTTATTCCATGACAACTCCCATCCTAAGTAAAATCAGATCTGATGCACGTAATGCCCAGGATCAGTTTCAAGGACAATTCGATCTTTCTGATAGTCTAGACAAGGAGCGTATCCCTCAGAACGCAGGAATGAATAAGATAACAAATAGTTATGATAATACTTCTGCTTTTAATATTGCTACAAACACTTCTGAGGATAAGGATTTTTATCAAGATCTTGCAAACTCTGCCTCCAATTCGATTAATGACAATCCGACAGACAAGTCTCAAGATACAGAAGGAACTAATGCGATTGCTGACTTCTTTTATGGCTCCGAAGGTGACAGGAATAGCGCTCAACAATGGATGAGTGACTGCATTCCTTGTGAAAATAGAATTAGAGCTGCTGGAGAATTTGTAGAGAATTTTTTTACTGGGGAAGGAACAAATGCCTATGACCAGTGGCTAGATATTCAGCAACAACATCTTCTTGGTGCAGTTCAGAAGTTAAAGTCAATTTTAGATATGTTTAGAAATCAAGGGGCAAGTGCAATGCATAGCATCTGTGCTTTCTTCGATCAATTCAATGCGAAGTGGTGCCCTTCAGATATATTGGTTATGATCAAAGCCCTCTCGGGATTACTTATAAAAATATCAATTGATCTTCTTGGGGATTTTAATTTTTTAGCAAGTCTTGTTGCTGCACTGATTACTCCTATCTTAAGCACGGTAGTTCAGTTATTAAAAAATTTAATCATGGCTATTGTAGATCCTGTCTGGTGTATGATTGATGGGCTGCAAGAAGCTGTGTTAACTATGATTAGTGGAGCCTCAGAGCTTACAGAATTTGCAGAGGATGTAACTGGTCGTGCAGGCTTTGGTGCTGGAATGACTGCTGCAGATAGAGCGCCAAAAGATATTCCCGAATTAAAAGACTTCCCTTGGACGACAGAAGATAGGGTTAACCAGACATTTGCCAGAACTGTTCCTGATTATGAACAAGCCACTATTATGAGGAAAAAGCATCCATGGGCACCAGATATGTCTATGGAAGTCCCCAAGGTTAAAAGCAGAAAAGAAGATAGAGTTTCTCTTTTTGATTATCGAGCAACTTCTGAAAATGACTGGACATATGCTCACTTTTTGGAGCTTGATCAGAAAAAAGCAAGCATGGATAAGCTTGTAGCAGAAGGCAAGATGACCAAAGATAATAAAGATTATCAGGCTGTTAGTAAAGAATGGAATGATGCGAATTTAAGAAGGTATATGAAAAATACGCAAGACTTTATTCAAGCCACAGAAGATTTGCAACAAAAAACAGATAGCTTTATTCGAACAATGATAGATAATTTAATGGAGTTTGCTTTGTGGGTAGAAAACTTATTTAGGGATACTATACTTGAGTTTGGCAAGCTTGTGGGAGATTCCTTTACTGTGGAGATGGGTTTCTTGAATAAGTCTGGTCAAAAATTAACAGCTATTCAGTCGATTTTATTATTAACTACTCTGTTAAAATGGGATGGAAAATGTGATAATGAAGAAAAGCTACAAGAACTACTAACTGAAGTTTATGGCTATGGTCCGAAAACTGTAATCTTAACAGAGGATGGGAAAGTCAAAATTGTTGATGAGCAAACAGGTGAGTTTGCAGGTCCTGTAGCAAGGTGGACCGCAATGGATATTGGAGAGATTGGGAATCCTCAATTAGATGCAGCAATGACTTCTTTACAAGAAAAGTTTACATCTCCCACAGAAATGGTATTTTCTTGCAATAAATCAAGTTCTTCCGAAATAAGTACGGCGCAAGTTAATCAGTGGATTCAGGAACTACAAAACACAACGACATAAAAGGGGTTTTTTATGAAGATATTTGGAATAGAATTTAAATCAAAAAAAGAAGCACTAGAAATAGTGGAAGTGATCGAAGACAAGGTCCCAGAAGTCAAGGCTATTATTCCTGCCAGCAAGAAACCTGCAATTGTCCCTCCTGTAAGAGATCCAGCGTTATCTTATTATTCTAATACTGGAATTTCAAGAAGAAGTAACTTTCAGTTACCAGAGTATGATCTTGCAGAAATTGGTAGAGTTGAAGACGTTGAGAGTTTTACTCGACAAGCATTTGATAAAAAAGTGGCTTTAATGTTTAAAGAAGGTTGGGACTTCGTTGGCAAAAATCCAAAGACCTTAAAGTATATTCAGATGCGATTCGATCAAATTGCACAAGCTTCAAATTCTTCTACTTCAGGTTTGTTTAGAAGCATTGGCTCCTCTTTGATCAGAAAATCAAACTGTTTTGTTGTTAAAGTTCGCAAGATTGAGGCTTCTGGAGGCAAGGTGAGAACTCCACCAGGAAAGAAAGCCTCCCTGATTCCTGTAGCAGGCTACTTTATCGCACCTGCAGAGACCATGGAGTATAGAATTTCTGGAAACAGGATTGCTAAATGGCGACAGAGAATGCCTGATGGAACGAAAAAAGAATACGGAACAGATAATATTATTCACTTTCATATGGATAGAAAAGAAGGATTTGTCTTTGGTACACCCACGATTGTTCCTGTATTAGATGATATTCGTGCATTAAGAAAAATAGAAGAAAATATCGAGCTTTTAATTTATCAACATCTGTTTCCTTTGTTTCAGTATAAGGTTGGAACCCCTGAAGCACCTGCAGGCATTACAGAAACTGGACAAAGAGAAATCGATGTGGTTAGACAAGAGATTCAGTATATGCCATCAGAAGGTGGAATTGTCACTCCTGAACGTCATGAAATCAGTACGATTGGAGCAGAGGGTCGAGCGCTTAGAGCTGAAGCATATCTGGAATATTTCAAGAAAAGAGTAATCTCTGGCTTGGGAATTTCTGCTGTTGACTTGGGAGAGGGTTCAACTTCGAATAGATCCACTGCAGATAATATGTCTCGTAACCTTATTGATTCCGTAAAGAATGTCCAGCAGATCATGGAGGCTTTTGTTAATCAACATTTGATTAATGAATTGCTATTAGAGTCTACCTTTGGAGACGAGGTTCTTGATGATGAAAATATCGTTAAAGTTAAATTCAAAGAGATTGATATTGATGCTCAAATCAAAAAAGAGACTCACCTTGCAGATCAATTTAATAAGGATATGATTACTCACGATGAGGGTCGTAGACGTATGGGTTATGAGCCCCTAGTTATTCCAACACCTGAAGAAATTGATAGCCAAACAGACAGTGCAGATAATTATCCAGAGTGGCATAAAACAAGATGGAAAATGTTTCAGATGCCTACTCTGTTGATTCAAGCACTTGATGAGCCATTCTCCCCAGTAGCAAAAGCACTGGCTAAAGACAATTCTGTTAGTATGACTTCTGGTGACTTTAGTGAGTCTAGCAATGAGAAGCAAACGAAGGAGCTAGAATTAGTCAAAGCTAAAAAGCCAGATCCTAAACCTGCTCAGCCAGCCAAGAAGAAAGACGGATATTTAACAAGTACATTTAATCAAACCAAGCAAGATGTTTTGTTTAGAATATCTGCTAAAAGCAGATTAGAAAAAGATTGGATAGCTGCACTTGTGAGAGCAGAGTTGTTGACGGGGATTCAGACCTTACTGTCAGAACAAATGATAGCTTATAGAAATGGGTACGGAAAACATGCAAATACTTTTGATCCGAAATTTATAGAAGGAACAATGGTTGCAAGAACATTTTTTAGAGATAGGCTAGAGCGCTATATACATCGCTTAACAGAAGAGATTATTTCTTCCCTTAAACGAAATGTTTCTGAGAATGCAACCTCTCAAGAAATGCTATCTAAGGCTAGAGCTATTTTTGATTCTTTTGAATTTAGAACTAGATTTATTGAAGATGTTGAAATTCGAAAAGCATTTAATTTTGGAGAAGTTATTGCACAAAGAGACCTTGGAATTGAGTCTCTTTTTGTGTATAGTGATCAAGGAACGTGTGAAATCGGGAATGCACTAAAAGGGAAACAAGTACAATTAAAAAATATCACCTTAGAAGATGTCCCCCCATTTCATGCAAAGTGTAGCTACACTCTTGTTCAAAACATTCCAGAAGAATAAAAATTTTGTAAAAACTTGATTCTTTTAGGAAATAAGTCTAATATAAGAAATTGACACCCCTGAAAATATTAGATAAATAAAGATTAGATTAGATAGATTAGACTTAAATTAGAACCATTGCATTGGAGCAATATCTTTATGGGTGATCAAAACTATCTTAAAATCAGGGACTTAGTGAAGTTTTCTTTGATTGATCAAAGCTTGATTAATGTTCGTGATGATTTTAATAATACCCCAAATTCACAAAATGCCAAGACTTTAAACCGCGATAATTTAGGAAGTCTAATGACTTTAGGCCAAGGTAATCCGCTAAGACAAGGATTACAGGTCAGAATTGCCGCTACTCATGCAGGGATCATTACAAGAAATAATGGTTTTTATTTACCTGATAGCATGAGAAAAGGTGCGAGTTCTTTTACAGAAGAATATCCAAAGCCAGTCTTGTTGCATCATGAGGATCAAAAAGATCCTGTTGGTAGAATTATGTCTGCCAATTATAGAGACACTTCCCACGGGGTAGGAGAGCATTATAATGGAATGCTTGTTAAAAATAAATATGGGGAAGAAGTAGGAACGATTACAAATACGCTTATTAGCGATTTTGTAAATAATAAAATGCCGTTTGGCATGCAAGTCGATGTTGTCTCAAGTATGTTTACTGATAGCCTACTTTCTGATAGTTCATATCAGGGACTGGGCTATATTGAACTTGTGGCAAACATCACAGATAAAAACGCAGTTGAAAAACTATTAGACGGTCGTTACATTACTGGATCTATAGGAGCTAGTACTGATAAGGCCGTTTGTTCTATCTGTAAATCGGATTGGACCAAAGAAGGTCCTTGCGATCACAAGCCAGGTGCGGTATATGATTCAGCAAAGTGTTTCATTATTGCTGGAGATCTGGTGTACGACGAATATTCATTTGTAAATGTCCCCGCAGATAAACACTCTAGAGTTCTAGAGTTAAATTATAATGGTTTGCAAGATCAAATTGAAATTGCAAATGATTATGAGGGGCGTCTTTACGAGGTAAAACTAGGTTTTCCTCAATATGATTCCAAAGACAAGGAGAAACAAGCAGTGTCAGAGCAATTACCTGTAGACATCAAAGATTCCGCCACTGTTGATCCCCAAGTTCAAGCTTCTACCGTGGAAGATACCACAGTAGTAAGTGATCCTACAGTAGAGGAGGCTTCTACAGAGGAAGTGCAAGTGACTGATAATCTTGTAGAAGATTTGGAAACTGCAGTTTCTTCTGAAGAAGTCAATGAAATTACTGATGGGTCGTTTGAGGATTTAACAGCGAAGATTCTTGATGGAGTCAAACTCACTGATGATCAAGAACAAAAGCTCTATGACTATGTTTGGAACGAAGTAGAACAAGCAATTGAGAAAGGGGAACTTCCAGAAGAAGTTAAGGATGCTAAACTCTCTGTAGAACAGAGAAATAAGTTAGCAAAATCAACCTTCTGTGGTCCTTCTCGATCTTTTCCTGTAACTGATGGTGCTCACGCATTGGCAGTTACCCGCTTACTTAATAAGTATGAGGGTGAAGGAAAAGACAAAATGCTTGCTGCTGCTAACCGAAAGGCCAAGGCCCTAGGTACAGTTCTAGCCGTAGAAAATAGTGCTCCTGTTCAGGATCACAAAATTAGTAAAGCTGAACTACTTAATCAGCTAAATCAAGTTTTCGAACAAGAGAACTTTCACGTAGACGATAGCGTCGAAGTCCTAAATGAGGATAAGAGCACGTTGAAACAATTGGTAGCGAAACTATCAACTGTTGTTGGTGCAGAACTCATGCAAGATGCCCTTGCTGAAAGCGGAGCAATTTCCGATTCAGAAGAGCAACTCATGCAAGAGATTGAAAAACTGGAAACAGTAGCAGGGGATCTAAGAGATCAACTAGCTGCTATCCGTAAAGAGTACAACTCTCTATTCCAAGATATGGAAGCTCTTCAAGATGCTCGTATCGAAGATATCTCTAGTCTCCGAAAGGTGAAAGAGAACTATCTATCGACACTAGTCAATCTAGAGGAGAAAGAAGTTAAGGAAAGAGATTATACAGAATTTACAGATTCCAGTTTGGATTCTGAATTAAATAGATTTGTTGGATCAGTAAGCTTAGAAAAGATTACTGATAAATTAACTGACGGTCTATCGCGTATCCCTACAGAAACTGTAGAGGATCCAATTGGTGTCCAGGAACCTGGACAATTTAACGTATCTGTGGAAGATCTTGCTAAAATCGAAGAGCACTATATGTACTTAAGACTAGGTAAGAGTGAGGCAGCGGCTGAAGCCTATCTCTCTCGAATGAGAAGAGAAGGGAAGCTTCCAGAGAAAGAACATAATTAAAAACGGAGGAGAAACTTATGGGTTTTGATAGTTTAGGGCGTTATTCGCCTACACACAAATCTTGGGATCATGTAGGAAATATGATTCCAGTCGTAGAGCACTCCGAAGGTGTTCGTCCACATGGGGAATTCAAGCCAGCGGCTTGGCTCCCTGTTCAATTCTTTGATAAGTATTATGAAGAATACTTCGTGGTCATGCCTGGTAAAGTGCTAGCATTCGACAATCAGGGCAGAGTATGCCCTGCACAATATGGTCTCGCAGGAGACCCTGCAATTGATTATACAACAAATGATGTATCAGCAGGAACAATTGATGTTCGTACTGGCTCGCCAGTAACTGCTGCAGCAAGCTTCAATGTTTCAGATGTAACAGACTTTATGGGCACTGGAGAGGCAATGGGAGTTAGCGCACCGGTTGGTGTTGCTCCATATGCTTACTGGCAGTGGGCTGGTGACGGCTCGGCTTTAGATGATGGATTTAATCCTTCAGGCTATCGTCAGCACAACCACAACCTTCAGCACAGAGTTGCAATTCTTTGTGACTATGTATTGGAGTTGCCTTTAGTTCCAGCAAATGATGGTTCTAAAACCTACTCTGCAGCTAATGAAACAAATGCAAGTAATGTAAGTACATTTGCAACTACTGGCTCTTTGCCTTTGGCCACGAACACTGTTCGTACCCCAATGGAATTTGCTGGAGCTGCTAGTGCAACTGCTCACTTTGTAAATCAAGTGGCAAGTGCTGCAGATATTGCAGCTGCTGGTGACTGGGCTATTAACCTAACCACTGGTGTGCTTTCAGTCTTTGCAACTGGAGCCATTAATACAGCAGAAGACCTTACAATTACATTTTCTCACTACAATGCAGCTTCAACTGTAACAGGAGCAAGTGTATTTGCTGCTGCTTCAGGCAACCTTAAAGCTGGTGACTTTGTTAAGTGCGATTCGGAGTCTAACTTCGTATTGGCTGACCCAAATCCATCTGTTGATGCAGCTTATTCTGGTGCTGACGCAGCACTTACCAGACCAATGATTGGTGATACTTTCGCTGATATCGTTGGTCAGGTTATTGAAGTAGAAAATGCAGATAAAGACGCTCTTGGCATGGTCAAGACCGCATACAATCCACCTTTAGGCACTGATGCAAGTGGTAGCTCTCCAGGCTACGCTGGTCAAATGGATCAAATGCCAGGTTCCGCAACCGGTGGCGTATCAGATAAAGTCCATTACGCAGGTGCTGCTGACTTAGTTGTCCGCATCAACCTGGTATCGCGATAAGGAGGAATTGAAAGATGACAATTGAAATCAAAGACGCAAACCAATTTGAATATCTCTGGAAGAATAACGGAAATCTTCAGGATGGACAGCGTGTAAAATTAAATGATGCTCTCTCTGTTCCCAATGCGCCAATGTTAATGCCTAAGGTTATTAGCAATATCGTAAAGGAAGCTGCAGAGCCTCTCTTGGTGGGTACAAGCCTACTACAAAGAATTAACTATTCTTATGGACAAACTATTACTTTCCCAGCTGTTGGTGCCATGGTTGCTGCCGACATTGCGGAAGGTCAAGAATATCCAGAGCGTAGCCTCCAGATGGGTGGAGCTACCGTTACAGCTAGCATCGGTAAGTCCGGTGTTGCCGTTAAGGTAACTGATGAAATGATTCGTTATTCTCAGTTTGATGTAATTGGTATGCATCTCCGCGCAGCTGGTCGTGCTTTAGCTCGACACAAAGAAGTTAAGATTTTTAACTTCATTCGTAGCATGGGTGTAGCTTGTTTTGACAATGTTAACCCAACTCAATCTCTTAAGGGTGTTACCACTGGCCGTGATATGGCTGGTGCAGGTAATGGCTCAGTAACCATGGATGATATCTTTGATGCTTATGCTCAGGTTATCACTCAGGGCTTTACTCCAAACACTCTTTTGATGCACCCATTAACTTGGACGATGTTCGTTAAGGATGCTACCTTGCGTTCGTTTGTCTTAGGTAACAATGGCGGGAACTGGTTTGCTGGCTGGAACGGCAATCCTGCAGAAAGAGCACCATGGGACAATAGTTCTCAGGGTGGCCTCGGTATGTCTGCGGGTCAAGATATCACTCCCGGTGGCAATGCTGCAGGTGCTGCTGCTAGTCCCCTAAGCGATTATCCCCAAACGCTTAGCACTTCACCTCAGATGCCAGGGTATATGAATATTCCTTTTAGGATTATCGTTAGCCCATTTGTACCTTATGATCCTAGACGTAAGCTTACAGACATTTATATGTTTGATTCGTCTGAACTTGGTGTTCTCATCGTTGATGAAGAAGTAACCACTGAGGAATTCGATGATCCTCGCGTAGATATTCGCAAGATTAAGCTTCGTGAACGATATGGTATCGGTATTCTTAATGAAGGCAAGGCTATTGCTACACTGAAAAATGTGCATGTTGTACCTAATGAAATGGTACTTCCTGCTCAAGCGACAATTAATATTGGCGCACATGATGCTGCTGCAATCAGAGATTTCTCTGATGATCCAACATCTTCAGTACTTTAATCTGATTGATTTAGACTAAAGGGCAATATAGCTCTGTCTAGAGGGGGCGCAATGCCCCCTCTTTTTTTATAAAGAAAGGAATTATTATGGAAGTTAGTTTGGCAAACTTGGAAAAGCATTCAATGCTGTTTATTGGTTCAGTTTCTCTGACCTCAGAAAACCCTGGACCAGTTACTCTTGATGTAGATGCTCTTACAAAAGAAGAGGCATTTCAGGTTTTATTTAATATCAAAAAGGGGGTCCTGTCTGCGACAGGAGATCTCAATCCTCTTCAGAGTAAGTTAAATGTAGAACAAAAACCTGTTGAAGCAAAACAAGTTGTAGAAAAGAAAAAGGATTCTAAATTAACTAAGCTGCTTAGCAAATCAATTGCGACAGTGAAAAGAGAAGCCTCGGACTTGAGCCCAGCGGATCTAAGAAAGCTTTTAGATTTAGAACAAAACAATAAAAATAGAAAAGGCTTGATTGGTTTTTTAACTAATCTAAATTCTCGTCATACCGACGAGGTGGCCGAAAACCTTGAAAAAATTAAAGAAAATTCAGATAAAGAAGGATTAACTGCTCAAACTTTCTTGGATGATTTACCAGATGTGTTAGAATTGGAGCAAGAAGAAGTAGAATTCACTTTGCCTGATAAGGAATAGAACAATGCCAGCAACCACTCTGCCAGAAATTATTGTATCTTATTCTCCCGCAAATGGAGATGTAGGAATTCCATTAGGAGATTCCGTTACAATTCTATTTGATAGAGCAATGAATACAGAAAGACTTAAAGAGGACTTCTTTATAGAAGGTCCTGATACCGATCAATGGATCGGTCCTGGTCTTATGGAGCTAAAAGATCCAGCCAATGTTTCTCAAGGAGACTTGGATGACTTTTTGAAATCTCCAGGTTACAGAGGCATTGTACAGGGATCATTTGAATTTAAAGCGATAAGTTTAACAGATGTGACAGTTGAGGTGGATCCAGCTACTGATCCTTATAGAACAAAGCTGATCTTTACTCCGACTCGTCCATTCGCCCCACTGATTACTTATACTGTGAATTTGGTTGAAACCTTAGATGCTACAGGAACTTCGTGGCCAGGATATGTAGGCTTTAGTTTCGAGAGTGGTTCTGGCTCTATTACTCAGTTGCCAGCTTCAATTTCTTCTTCTATTCTTGCTTCTGGAGCAACACCAAGCACGGTGGCTGCAACTTCAGATGGGACAGGACTAAAAATGCTGTCTTCCAGCCCTATAGATTTTAGCATTAATAATGCTTCTGACTTAACAGAGATCACAATTAATTTTGATAAAGACCTAGATGCAACAACTATCACACAAGACAATGTGATTGTTGAGACATTCCTAGCTTCTGATCATCCAGGATTAGCTGGAACAGCGAAAGGAAAACTTGCAAAGCAATTAGTAGTTAACGGAAAAACTTTAACTATTAGAATTTAAGCACCTGTAACACAGGCTTATTGAGAAAGGATTATTACCCTTATTGGAGGTTTACAGTGACCCAATCTGTTACTGCAGGCAATACGATCAAACTGCGAATACAGTTTAAAGATGATCTAGGAAAGCCGACAGAAGCACAAAGTGTTTCTCTTTTTATTTTTGAACCAGGGGTAGAGACCTCTGACAATGCCCTATCTATCGACTCTAATGGATTTACTCCAACATATCTCGGAGAGGGTGTTTATGAATATCAACACACGACCCCCTGCACCCCTGTAGGAGAGTGGTCTCAGAAATGGACAGGAGATTTAACCTGTCAACCGGGCCTTAGTGCCATCATGACCTTCACAGTTGAAGCAGGGACTTCAGAGGTGGTAGCTTTTGAGGGTCCTCAACTATTCGATAATAACCTTGTCTCTATAAAATTACTTCCAGGTATTGCCTCTACTGCAGGTGACGTATTTTCAGAAGAAATAGAGATAGAATTTTTAACTAAACTAAGCCCCTTCTATAGTAGCTTAACAAAGGTTAATCTTGAAATAGGAAGCCTAATCACTGGGGTAAAAGAACTTACGAGCGCACTCTCTATCCTGGAAGCCAGTCTTGAAGCTGACAGTCTTAGCTTCACTACGACAGCTATTAATTCCGAATTATTTCAACACGCAAGAAGAGAGTATGTAACTGCTGCTTCTTCCTTTAGATTGGTTAGCAATGTTGGAGGAAACCTTCTGAAAGCAAAAACCCTGGGAGATCTATCTGTCACTTACGACACTGCTTCACATAAGGAAACCCTGGAGCATCTACAAGAGATGATGAGAAAGTGGGGGGACCAGCTTATGGCTGGTGGTGGTGCACAAGCGATTAGAGGACCAAGAAGCGTAGTTAAGGGATCTTTAGATTCTGACAGACCTGTTGCTGATAGGATGTGGGAAAAGACATCCACTACAAATAAAGTCCCAGTTGGGAATACCTCTGCAAAAACTATCTCAGGTAGAAGGAGCCTTCGAACCTATAAGAAGAGGTGGTGGTAATGAGTAAGCGCTACCTTTATCCTCTTAGCGGCTCTACAGAACCAGACATGAGGAGAGAAATGAATAACACCCTTGATGGGGGTTATCCAGAACTAGCTAAGGGGCAGTCTGCTTTGTTTCGAAAAATGAGAAGAACAGCAAGTGGAGCCTTACAGAAATGCCCATGTGTAGATTCTGTTACTGATGAACCAGACATAGATACATTTTGTCCAGTTTGTCATGGCGAAGGCAACTTGTGGGACGAAACATATATCGAAATATATAAGGTTAATGAAAGAAATGAACTTATATACAAAGCCCCTATAACTGTTTTCTATTGTAAATCCTCAGTAGATATCACAACAGACGATAGAATTATTCAGTTAGTTCTAGATACAGAGGGTGAAGTCGCACAACCGTTAAAACGAAAGAAACGGTTTAAAATTAAAGAAGCTATCGACTTTAGATCTGATGGCGGAAAATTAGATTACTGGAAATTAGATTGCTATGAAAAAGCATACAAGTTCCTGAATGGTGTTCAATAATGAGTGATTCAAGTATTTTAGAAGACTTTCTTCCTGAGGAGCTGGAAGAAGGAGAGATGGGGATAACCGTAAAGATAGTTTATGACATGACTATGGAGTCTAACTTTAAGCCATCTAAAGACACAACCCCTGGATATTCTAAAAATCTACAGGAGTTCTATGATTTAGTGAATAGAGCTTTGATTGATTATCAGTCTAGAGCAGGAATCAATATTAGAAATTATGTTAATTTCACAGAGGAAGACCCTCAACCAAAAGACGATACAGAAGTTATTTCATTTAGATTAATGAGAAGAGAGCCGGGGGCTTTTAGTCAAGGCGCTCCATTTGAAGGAGCTATAAAAAACATGAGACCAATAATTCGAGAAGAATCTCTTGATCCGGCTAATCCTGATTATAGATTCGCAATCAATGGTTATTGGTATGACAATATAGTTCGATTCACTTGTTGGGCAAGAACGAATAAGCAGGCAAATGAAAGAGCCTGCTGGTTTGAAGATTTTATGGAAGATTACACTTGGTGGTTTAGACTGCAAGGTATCTCCAGAGTCTTATATTGGGGTAGAGGAGAAGACGAGACTGCTGTTGACGAAGGAAACAAGTGGTATGGTCGTCCTCTAAACTATTTCGTAAGAACGGAAAAACTAAGAAAATTCGAGGAGAAAAAACTTGAACAGATTTTAATTAACTTAGAGACAAAAACAACATAATTAGGAGGAAATAAATTATGGCGATTTTTGATAATCTTCCAGGCGTATTCCTGGAAATGATTGACGGTAACTTAACCGTCTTCCCAGACCCTGCATCCCCTCTGTTCTTTATCTTAGGAACCTCGGAAAAAGAACCTACGAATGCAGATGGAAGCCCTTTGAGCTATCCATATACAGTAACTCAAGGAGCAGCAGAAGTGCTCGAACTATTCGGAACAGGCACTCTGTACAATACATTTGCTGAAGCTCAGGCAGGTGGAGCTAATAACTTCATTGTCTGGAGAACTGGCAATACTAATGACCCTTTATATAAACAATATGAGGGATTATTCAAAGCATATGCATATATGTATGACCAAAATATGGATGCGGTAATTCCGGGTGGAGTCTATCTTGACTCTCGAAATGTAATGGACGGCTTCCAGCAATTTAACTATGGAACAACTCCCCCAAGCCCAACTAAAGCAGATATTCTTGGCAGAGTTTACGCCAAAGAAGTAGATGGAGAATGGCAATTTGCTTGGTGGTGGCCAGAAAATGTAGTAAATCTATCAGCATCAACTAATGGAATTGCTCAGTCACCGCTAACAACAAATCAACTTCAGCTAACAAATGCCAATGTGGATAGCTATAATTCTTCTACTGGACTTATAAGCCTCGTTTTAACTGGTGGTGAGAGTGACAACTTCACCCCTGCCTTCATTGCAAACTCACTTAGCCTTGAAGAAGCAGCAGTAACTGCAGATTTCGTTACTATGACATCAAAAGCAACTGTTGGCAACTGCACATCCAAAGGAGACTACTGGCTGCATGAAGCAACAGGTGCAGTATTTATTCAAGTTGGAAGCGGTTTCGCTGGAGAATCAGAAGCACTGGATGCCATGTCATCGCAAGTTGATGGTAGTGGAGATGCAATTAGACCTCTCTTGTCTTATGATGTTCCAAATAACCCTTCATTACTTGATCCTAATGATCTTATTGGCTCTGAGAGTTTGGCTGAAAGTGACTTCCACGAAGTCAACTTTGCTTATCAGCTTGCTGAATTCTGCCATAGAGGAAGTGAGGTTGTAGATACTCGCTTTGGCTTTATTGGAGTAAGAGATATTGCAGGCACCGGTAGCTCTGGTGACTGGGGCTCGGTCTTGCATGAGTCCAAATGGGTAGGAACAGCTGCATCGGTAGGTGCTGATGGGGCAGTTAATGATAATGGATCTGGCCTTCTCGGGAATAAATTTCTTTCAGGAAGAATTCAGGGCACCCTAATCAACCAGGGAGATTTCCCTGCTTTCCAGAACACAGCAGACTTTAATGGAGAAGGTGGATTCTTTCTATGTGATGACACGGCTTCAGCTCAAAGAGCTTGGCTAGATGGAGTTGCAAAAACAGATTCTAATGGAAATAAAGTTGATCTAGGTAAATACATCAGCATCATGGGTTCATGGATCAATGTATTTAATAATGGAACTAGCTATAACTGCAGTGCAGCTGCAGCTTATGGTGGCATGGTAATGGGCGGCTCACTACCCATTGCAAGTGCTCCAACAAACAAGGCTTTTACTGTAGGCACCTTATTGGGAACTGTCAGCACTCCAAAGCTTGATGCTCTGGCAGGTAAAAGAGTCGTTGCGGTTCAAAGAAAAGCAACAGGCAATGTTATTACAGACGGTGTAACGGCTGCAACTTCTGCATCTGACTATAGAAGATTATCTACTATGAGACAGGTTGAAGCAGCAGTGGATGGCATCCGTACAGTGGGAGAACCCTTCCTTGGAGAGGGAATGACTGGAGTTCATATTGCAGGACTTGAAACAGGAATCGGAGACTTTTTGAGAACAATGGTAAGAGAGGGCCAAATCAATGATTATAGATTTCAGCTCGTTGTTACTCCTCAAATGAAGATTCTGGGTCAAGCTATCGTGCAGTTGACTTTAGTGCCAGCCTTTGAGCTGAGATCAATTACAGTAAGTGTCGGTCTTTCGGCAACTTAATAGGAGGTTATTATGAGTAAATTAAGAGGAGTCGGAGGAGAGTTGAAAAGTTTTAACAGCTTTTCCGGCGTAGATATTAAAGCAGTCATGGGGAGTACTGTTATCGGCGAATTACAGGCAATCTCCTATTCAATCAGTAGAGAGAAGGCACCGCTTTATACCATGGGGTCTGCAGATCCAAGAGCATACTCCCGTGGTAAAAGAGGTATTGCTGGTACACTTATCTTTTTGATGTTTGATAGGCATTCATTCTTGGGGCACTTTGGTGTTTTTAACAGCACATTGGACAGCGAGTATAAGCCTTTCTTGGACAAGGATGAAGCAAGGTTTGCTGAAAATTTATTGGGGCCAAGTACCACACTTCAAAGTATTGAAGGTACAGTTTCGGATGCTGGGCCTGATAGCAACGAAGTAAATGATACCAAGATTTCTGATCTTGGACAAAAACAATCTGCATTCTTTTCAGATCAAGTTCTTCCATTTGATGTTACCCTGGCAGCAGCAAATGAATATGGAGCTTTGGCAGTTATGAGAATTTATGGCTGTGAAATCTTAAATGAAGGCTATGGGGTTTCTATTGACGATATCGTATCTGAACAACAGATGAGTTATATTGCAAGAAGTCTTTCTCCGTGGACAGCAGTTAAGAGACCATCAAAATAAAATTTATTTAAAGGATCCCCCAGCAGTTAATTCTGCTGGGGGAATACCAATATGGCTAAATTAGAAAAGAAAAGATTAGATTATTCTGCATCAACATATAGTGGTGCGGACATATCTGTTATTGCAACACTTAACTTTCCGAAGGGATGGAAGCCAAAAAAAGAAGAACTATCTCTTTTGGACTCTCTTTCTAGTGTTGGAGGGGAAGTAGTAAAAGCCCTCAAGAGGATAGCCGATCCCACAGATGGAGATAAAAGAACCTGGCAATTTGGACCTAAACAACCAAAAAGCAATGCTCTCGTAGGGGATATAGTTTTAAAAGATGGTTGGGTAGAGGGATTCGCTTTTGAGCTGGGAACAGTGCAAACGATATCCTATCAAACTCATAGACCAAAAGCCCCAGTAAGAGCACTCGGAAGATCATATGCAAAGGGCTACACTAGAGGCCCTAGGACAATTGCAGGCTCTATGATTTTCACTGTAATTAATGAACATCCATTAAGAAGGCTTTGTAAGCAAATGGAGGATTCTTTGCAAAGTATCGATAGCAAAGATGTGTTTTCTTCAATTCTTTCTGATCAATTACTTCCCCTAGATCTAACTTTGTTGTTTGCCAACGAGTATGGAAGTGTATCAAGGATGGCACTTTATGGTGTCGAATTCCTGAATAATGGCCAAACCTTAAGTATTGAGGATTTACTCCTAGAAGAGGTTACGCAATTTGTTGCCTTGGATATCGATCCAATGACAGACATTACAGATACAGCCAAAAAGGGTGGTGGAACTAAACGATCACTTTCTGCATCTGAAGTTTTCAAAGCCGACTTCCCTTCCTATAATGAATGGTTAGAAAGAGTTGGGATGAGAAGGAAGTTTTAAATGTCAATAGAACGTTTTGAATATAATCTTGATTATTATAGTGGTGCCCAAGCTGCTGTCTATTTTGATGACATCATGATAGATGAAGTAACAACAATGCAGTGGACTGTTCAGCAATCAAAGGTTCCTATTTATGGATATGCATCTCAAACCTTTGATGAGATGGCAAAGGGAACGATTATTGTTCAAGGCAGCTTTAGCATTAACTTTGTAGAAGCTGGTTATCTTTGGGCTGTTTTAAATAGGAATTACAAGAAAAGAAGAGCAATACAGTTTGATGGGGGAACAATTGGATATCCTACGATTATGGATGAAACTGAAATTAAAAGAAGAAACCAACAGGCAGTAAACAGGTATATTGATGCTAATTTAAATCCACGAGATGAGCCCGTAGGTTCATCAGATCAAGCGATGATAGAAGCATATAATAGCTTAAGAAATAACCCTCATGGACTGCACGAGTATTCAAGATTAATTAACGACCATATCTGGGGTTCAGAAACATCGAGAACAATTGGTGGGATTCCAGAAGACTTTAGTGGACAAAGAAGAACAGATAGGAAAGAGTTAAATGGATTTGATATTTATCTCGCTTTCCAACATACAGATTCAGATGTTCATACCATTACAAAAATAGAGGATGTTCATCTAGTTGGCAAAGCTCAGACTGTTGTCATTGATGAAAATCCAGTGCAAGAAGTCTATTCTTTTTATGCAAAAAATGTTATATAGTTATTAAATTAACTAAGAAAGGAGCGGTTATGACAGAAGAGCAAACCGTTGAAAATACACAAACAACAGAGGCAGGAAATCCAGGTGTGGATGAAGGGACAAAAACCCTTGCTGCAATTTTGGCTGAATTCCCTCAGTCTCCAACAGAGGTGAGAATTGAACAATGGAAACAAAACCATGGGGAGGTTTATTGTTCTGGATTCTCTGAAGAAGAGCTAGTTGTTTGGAGACCTATCAATAGAAGGGAGTTTGTTCAGCTTCAAGAGACTGTTCAGGGTGCAAGTGTTAGTACCTTAGAATTAGAGGAAGAGGTTGTAAACAAATGCCTGTTATGGACTTCCCCAAAAGCCAGAATCGCCTTAGAGCATAAGGCAGGCAGTCTAACTACACTCAATGAGCAGATTATGCAAAATTCAAACTTCATTAATCCACAAATGGCCTCTGCGTTGGTAGTGAAGCTGTAGGTTCGCAATGTTGGATCTCCCATCTTTAAGAAGACAATACGGGGCTGTATTTGTTACAACACTTGAAAATGGGAATGTTATTCCCTGGAAGCAATTAACTATAGGAGAATACCTAGAGTACTCCTCCCTGTTAGAGGGGGGAGTTTACGCTAGGGCAACGATAGAAGATGAGGTTTTCAGAAAATGTGTTCTTGACGAGCTAACCATTGTTAATCTTCCTGCGCTAAAAGCTGGAACTGTAACAACGGTTGTTCAGGATATCTTAAGAAATTCAGGCCCAAACACTATTGACGAGCTAAACCTCGCATTGGGACTTTATAGAAATGTAGCTAATCAAGCTGTACACCAAACAGCCTCTCTGATTACACAAGCATTTCCCGCTTATACTTTAGAGCAGGTATATGAAATGAATTTCAATGACTTCATGATGAGAGTGGCCCAGGCAGAAGCTAAGCTTTTGCAGTTAGGAATACTTGAGCAACCAATTAATTTTCATGATCCAACTGTTCAAGTTGAACAAGCTGCTGAAGAAGCACCAAAGATGGATGCAATGGAAATGTACAGAAAGTATCAAGAGCAGCAAGAAGAAGTACAACCACAACAAACTATAATTAAAGATACTCAGATGTTTTCTAATTCTGGATTATCGGATGAAGAATCAGGATATTCAACACAAGATTTAGATGAAGAGACACAAGTTATCTTTAAAGATTATATTGACCAGTTAAATGCTGGTGAAAAGTTAAGGATTAAAACCCCGGAGGAAAGATTAGCAGAAGCTAAAATTCGTGAACAGGAAGGCAAACAAATTGTTAGCAAACAATTAAATGCAGAACAAGTTCATAATCAAGCTTTAGAAAAACAATATGCTGAAATACTAAAGAGGGCGTCTGCTAAGAAAAAAAATAGATAGTGCCAGAAAATAATTCGAATCAGGGTTTCGTTTTAAATGCCCAGACAGGTCGAGCCTATTACGGAAAAGCATTAGGTGGACACCACATAACACAAGAAACGTGGACTGACAAGGAATACGAATCTGGTTACAATATCTCCAATCCCTACTTCGGGAGGTTTGGAGCAGTTGCAACAGGCGCTGCAATTTATGGTGGCTTAAGAGCTAGCCCTTGGGCCTGGAATACTGCAACCCAGGCAACAAGAGCTGCTGAAGATTGGTCCCCCTTCATGTGGGGTAGAACCTTTCAGCTATCAAACATAATGTCCCACAGAGAGGAAGCTGTACGAGCTGCTCAAAACAGACGTGGAGGGACTTTCTTTAATCTGGGCGATGATACCGCCACAGCAAATTACTTACAAAGACTTTCTGATGATAAATTCAATGCTGAACGCATTAGGAAGGAAGGTGTCCGTCTTGAAGATGGAAAGCTCTATCTAGGAAGGGGTTACAATAATGTTATCCTTGAACATGCTGGAGTAATTAGAACAGCAGAGGGTGGAACTAATACATTTGGTCAAGCATATACCAGAGCAAATGTTAGAGGCCCTCACGACACTGTTGATTCCTTCAATGTTCTAAATAAGAAAGTTGCAGATCCCGATGCTCGTGGTGGCTATACAGAAGTAAATAGACCACAAATTGCTGGGATGCCAATCCAGTTTATTGGTGGCAAAACAAAATTCGATTATCATCTTAAAAGAGCTAAAGCAATTGCTGCAGAATTTGGTGTCTATAGATTCAATAGACTGCTGACAGATGACCTAACAGAAAGCCCACTTACAAGACCTATAATTGAAGCCATGTCTAGGATCCCTAAGGTTGGAAAGTATTTCAACCCAGAAGGAGATTCAAAGCTTGGACACAAAGGCCTTGGTGTCATCCCAGGGACACCCGGTAAAACTGCTTGGAGGCTTGGTAAAAAGCTAGCCTTAGTTGGAACTGCTGTTCCAATGGCTTACGACCAACTAGATTGGGGTGTTGAACAAGTACTTGGAACAGGGATTACAGAAGGCATCGCTACTGCTGGTGTTGCTGCTCATCTTGGCTACGCTCATACTCTAGACTTTATATCAGGTGGCCTGTTGTATGACATGCAGGAGGGTTTAGAGAACTGGGTTCCTGGAATTACCAGTCCTTATAACCTACCAAGCTTTGCTCTTGGTGGCTTTATGGGGGGCATGTTAACTAGCGGAATTTATAAGAGATATTCCAGTATAAAGAAAGCTATGAATACTCCAGGATCTGGAGGTTTTGGAGAGAAGCGGAATAAGGCATGGTATGACGTAAGTGAACAGTTCGTTAATATGGATTTTAATCCAAGAGGACCTGTTAAGTCTTGGGTTGCTAAGCAATTTAAAAAGTGGGGAACAACTGGAGTTGGAAGTGTTTATCAAGATGGGGAAGGTAACATTGCAGATCTCTGGAGAAAGATAGCAAAACCCAACAAAGCAGAAGGGGATTTTTTAGATCTACCTTTATTTGGTAGAGCAACAACAGGAAAGCTTTCTGGTTTCGCAGGGATGTTTGCCGGATCTCTTCTTACAGCCCTTCCTTCTGCACTAGGATTTTTGATTCCAGATGAAAGGCCCGAAGAGCTAGAGGCTATTTATTCAGGTAGAAAAGAAGTAGCAGTTAGAAAGGGAAGGTTCTGGGAATTTGGCAGGGGTGACTTTGAGGGTGATGAGATAATGTATTATCGCCCACATGCTTTTGCTCGAATGAAGTCGAAGTATAAGGAAAAAGCGATCTGGGGAGATGACTACGACATGTCTCCACTTAAAAAGTTCTATCTAAAGAACTTCACTAACTATCTAGAAGAAAAGCACTATTATGATCGACCATACCCCATAACCTCACTGCCTTTTCAGGATGTGGCATTTTTAGGCCCTGTGCTTTCCAATACAATAGGTAGGCTAATAAAGCCTGCTCAGTATATGCATTCAGAAGAGTGGAGAAGAAATGATGGAGAAGAGGTAAAAGTTGAGCCTTCTTCTTTTGGAAGAGCATACGCTACAGAACTTGGAGAGACTCCAGGAGGATTACCTGTTGCTCCTTCTGGATTTACCCAAACAATTAACAAGCTCTTTTATCACCTAACAGAACAAGCTGGTTTGTGGGGATACGCTCTTGAAAGTGGCATTGATGAGTTAACTGGAACACCTGGAATATTTGATCAGTATAAGGTTATGTCTTCTTTTGGAGAGGTAACTTCAGTATCTAGGGATTTTTATGACTTAGGACTTGGTGGCATGGCTATGACAAACGAAGCCTTTCGTCGTTTATATCCATCCGAAAGAGCCTATATGGATACTTATAATCCCTTGAAGAACACAATGCCTTCTTGGTTGCCAGGATCAGGTTCTAGAGGTCCAGATTTTCAGCATGGAGACCCTTACACAAAGATTGCAGAAGGTGAATACAGACTTCCAGGTGCAGGGTATGCTGCAAGATTTTCAGATTTAAAAGGTTTAGATCCAGAAGATTACCCGCTTATTCACAAGTTTAAAATCTTAGCAGATGTCGCTCCTCACAGTAATGAGTTCAGAAAGATAGCTGCACAAGCAAAAGCTAATCGAAACAACTTTGATTCTGTTGAAGAAAGTATTTACTATGCAACCCTAGAACAGTTAGAGGCAAAACGAAGAAGAAAAGAATTTTCAGAATATAGAAACTCGCTATTTGGACAGGAAGAAGCATATGGCTCAGATACTTCAGCAGGTGCTCTTGCTCATATAAATAGAACACAAGCACAAGGTCTGGATCAAACAACAGGTCTACTTGGTGCAATTGGTAGTGGAATTGAATGGGCTTTGCATGCACAAATGCCTTGGGAATACCTAACCCCTCTAGCTCCAGAGAGTAAGTTTAATCAAAGAAGAACAGCTGTTGAGTCTTATGAAAGGGAAAACATATATGGGACAAAATCAGCTTTCTGGAATAGACCGATTGAAAACTTCATTACTCCGACATTGTATTCAAATGCTCATCATCTCCTGGGATGGGATGGAGTTCCAGATAAAATCAGTAAAAGTAGAGACATAGAAGAATATTTTGATATAATCGAGTATGTTAAAAATGCTAGACTAGCTAACATTGCTGATTTGAATAATGATCAAGAAGCTAGGCGTATTTTTGAAAAGAGAAAAGACGAAACTTTATTTGGAATAAATCCTTATAGTCAAAATGATTCCTCTATCTATAGAGCCTTGCCTTCTAGGGATAAGGCTTATTTTAGAGCATTCTCTGAAGCTAGAAGCCCTGAACAGAGAAGACGTATACTGGAACTAGTCCCAAGAAATCAAAGAGAACTTTATCTCGCAAGATGGAAATTAGAACAAACACAAGATTTACGAAAAGCACAAAACGAGGTATTAAATAACTCTATCCAGATGGATATAGCTTCAGACAGAATCAACAGTGTCTATAGCGAAGCTCAGAACGAGGGCTTCCCAAAAACTAGAGAGCTATATCAGATGTTCATGGAATCAAAGTATCCAGGAGAGAACTATGGAGACTGGTATAGAAGAACTCAGCTACTTCCAGATGTTCCTCTTCCTGGAGCAGACTGGGTTGGTTGGCATCCCTCAGTGGAGCTGGAAGACATTAAGCTTAGGGCTGTTTTAGATCTTGGTGAAAATATGCATGATTATGGATTCTATGATACACAACTTAGAGCTTTGGGTGGCAAGCCATTTTTAGAGCAAGCAACAAACGAATTGTTTGCGGCTAGAAGACAAGGTGATTTTCACTCAAGAAGAAACTTGAATGAAGTATTTGCCTCAAGAAGTATGAATAGCGAAATTAGCATGAGAAAGCAATGGGGTCCAAGCTTAACACCTCAGGTTTCGGTAGAGATGGAGCAGTAAAATGGCTGATAGTAATGACGGCTTTAAAATTGTAGATAGTGCCTTCAGAAGAAAACCGGGAAGGAGTATTGTTGATCAACGTAACACTGGGTTTCGTGATTTAGGAACAGTTACAAATTCTGAAAGACAGCTTCAAAAACAAATCGAATATTTGCAAAAGCAAATTCAAGTACAAAGAGGCCAAGGCGCTGCAGAGGGGGCAACTCTAGATTCTACCAGAAGTAGGGCAAAAGGGGCTAAGCAGTTATTTACAGCAGGCTTTAAGCAGGCCTGGACTAGTTTTTCTGAAGAGGATCAAGGTAGATTAAGAAGTATACTTGCAGGCGGTCCAAGTGCCTCAGTTCAACAGCAGTCTCGAATAAATCGAATACTTGATGCAGAAATGCGTCCTGGTCATAATTGGATACTTGGAAGAGATGGGAGCATTCCTGCCTCTGGTATTGCAGAGATTCTAGAAAGAACTCTTTCTGGTGGTCCAGGAGGAATAGGTAATAACTCAAATTTACTCTTAAAATTAATTAGCGCACAATCATCAGCGATGGCTCCCCTTGCTAAGGAAACAATAGCCAATGAGGGAAAGGTTCCACAGCTCCTAACAGTTCGAGAAGATTTAGAAAGGATGGGCTTTGATTCTTACATGAAACATATTCCGGTAGAGCAAGTTGCAACAACAAAGCAAAATGTAACGCTCCCTTCAAATATGTCTTCTCAGCAAAGAGCTGTATACAAGCAATTTGGTTATTCCCCAGAAGAAATTCACGAAAGAAATAAAAGGTTTATTCCATCAATGGCAGAAGGTGCCATGAGAGAACTTACGAGATTAAAAGATAACGGAGATTTTCAGGTATCCTTTACAGAAATCCAACACGAAACAGATTCAAGAATCTCTACCCTTAGAGGCGAGATTCAGTACCAAGATACAACCTTGCAGTTTAGGCTCCCAAAACTAACAAGAAGCACAACCAAACTAGGTCACGATAAGTGGATTGGCTTTAGTGGGGACACTCAGTCAGTTAGAAGAATGTACCTGCCTTATGAGGTTATAGAAACACCAGGGGATTTCGCAGGTTCTACCTTTATGACAGCTGATGAGTTTTATTTGAAAACCATTAATGAGGAAATTATGCCCGCTCTAAGAGAAGGGAAAATGACGGGAGAGCAGGCAAGGCAGGCATTTAAGGATGCAAGACAAATACTTACAGATGCAGAGCTACCACTAGGAAGCTCATTTAATATAAGCCCAGCTCAACAAAACTTCGAGGCAGTTAGAAGTGGAGCATCTATTGTTGTTCAAAGAACTCCAGGTTCAAGAGTTGAATCCACAGGAGTCAAGAGAGCCTATGAAAGATTGAATGCAACAGGTATCGCAAGCTTTATTGAGGCAAATGCAATAGGCCGTCCAGATAGAGTTTATACTGCAGATACTGGAAAGCTAGGACAAGGTGTTGTTTCTCGAATTGATTTAGCTGGCATGTCTGTAACTCCAGATGAGCTAGTTGAACATGCAGGATTGCATCAAGGAGTAAGAAAACCAACCCCAGCAAAAGAAGCTATACTTGAAGCTTATGACGAATATTCTGGTTCAAGAATAACAGATCTAGAACAACGACAAGATTGGATTCGTCAATTTTTTGTTGATGGCAACTATATGCATGGGGCCGAAATGGATATTCTAAAAAGGCAACAAACACAGTTTTCTGATAACCTCGCACAGAAAGCTGAAAGGGTTGCACATATCCATAGGATGGCATCAGCTCCTGGCTTGTGGAACAATGTTACTGCTCAGGACGTAGAAACCTTAGTCTCAATTGCTTCAAATAAAGGAATCAGTATTGGTGAGTTAAAGGGAATGAGTGGCTCTATGGGGCTAACTCATGCTCCTAGGCACCTAGCAAAAAGAATTTTGGATGCTCCCTTTAGAGTGTCTTCTGCTGATGCAAGAAGGATGGCATTAACTGCAAGCACTCCAATGGAAAACAGGCTTAGTGGATTTGCGAAGCAACTGGGAACTGTTAGGCATGGCATGGGATCTGTAGGTTTTCTAGCATCAAGAAAAGAACAAAACGAAGTTCTTAATTTAATTAAGGGCATTAAAAAGGGAGATACTGACTGGAGAAATGTTGCAGCAGATACTGCACATTTTGATTATGCTTTTCGCATTCTACAAAAAGAAGGAACGAACAACCAGCACGCTACAAGATTTTTAGAAGAATACCAATCACTATATAAAACTCCAAAAGGAGTTGCGGGTCAAGAAGACTTAAATCAGAAAGTCATGAAACTCTTAAGTGAACACGAGGGGATGGTTAATGTTGGAGCTTACTATATAGATGAATCAAAAGTTGCAGATGTAAGTAAAGTTCCATTTGGATCTGGTGGTGCAATACACGCTCCCTCAATGAAAAAATTAACAACTGTAGAAGTTGCTGATCAGATGAAGCTTTCCACTGTCCAAGCTGGTTTATTTAAAACGCAGGGGGATGAACTTATTTTTGATACAGATGTTTTCAAAACAAAGAAAGAAATCTTCTTAGGTTATGATGCAGGGGGAGACGCCAGGGTTGTTACAAAAGATATGGTGGACTCAGGAGAGTTTCGCTTTATGCATGCTCGGTTAATTGGCAATAGAGATAACCCATTAATTCAGCTTGATTTCATTAGGAAGCTTACTCCAGAAGAATTGGTTAAGCTCCACGGGGATATAAAAACAGGTGCCCCAACTTTAGATAGCAATAAGGCATATAGAAATGTAACTGATGAGATTGCCTCTACAGTTCAAAGTGCTAGAGGAAGAAGAGTTTTAAAAGATCGACGAATGCAATCAGATTTAATGACATTTTCTGATTCATTTAAAAAGGGGAAAAAGAGACAGCAGCATAACAGACAAATGCTAACAGCTATGGCTCAACATTCCCTGTCTCATTTGCAAGCTTGGCAAGGATCAGGATTGGCAGCTAACAAAGGAGATTATATGAATAAGATCCTCACAGAAACAAACAGAGTTACCACCCAGATGTATGACTTCAATCAGGAAGTTTATGGTAGAGCTGCTTTTTCTGGAGGAGATGAAGCTGCAAGAAGAAGATTTGACTTGAGAACTGGAGCAGCAACATTTGATCCTAGTATAGGTGATACGCAGCCCCGATGGAAAGCAACAGGAACATGGGCCCACAGAAAAGGAACCCAGGCTCTCATGGAGCACTTTTTAACTACGGGCATTAATCTTGGCTTGCAAGCTGGACCAAGCCTTCCTGGAGGAATGGCTGCAGGGCTAGCAGATAGATCCCTACGCTACCTAGATGCTGATTACTTTTCGGAAGTCTTTGGTTTAGTTGGAACTCATTTTGGTGATGAAGAAGCCGAAGCAATGATGACCGAAGTTCTTGGAAGAAGAATAACAAAGGGCGGCCATACGGATACCATTGCAAATCAATTAACTAAAATGGGCTTAGAAGTTCAAGAATTTATGGATGCAAGCAAAACAGGAGTATCTGCTGGTTTGATTAGGCTTCAGTACGGAGATGCAATGTCTCAACAGGGAGCAGGCAAGATGGCAACCTTTGAGCCTCGCTTTTTGAATATTCTACAGAATCCTGCATTTGGAGATCACTCTCCAGAAGTTATCGAAGATATTCTTAAAAGAATGAGATGGTTTGATTCCTCATATCAAGGTCAAGGAAAATATGGGGTTCATCAAGAAACAGAAAAAATGCTAGCTTCTATGATAGGATTGAAAGCTCCGGTTACTGGAGAATCAGAAATATATAGACCTGATCTTAAGGTTACTGACACTTCTGAGATCATGGAGGATGTTAAAAGACTTGGAAAGATTGCAGAACGTGAAGGAAAAGAATTCTTCTTGCAAATGGGAGCTGATGCCCCAGTCTATTTACCTCCAGAGTCTATGCAGGGGATGGCTAGTGAAACGAGAGAAACTTTAACTGGTCAGAAGATAACGACACAAGCTCAGTTAAAGCAACACATTCGAGGCTATGTTACTCAGCATATGGCTGCTTCAAGTGATGCAGAGAGAGATCAGGCAGCAAAGGCCCTGAAGATTGCAATTGGAAAAGAATGGGGAGAAGCTGGAGACGGAATGGGTGCTTGGCTTCGAAACAGAATTCCCGGAAGTCAGTTTCTTACAGCCAGCCGAGATCCTGTAACGCATGCAGGAACTGAGCGATTAGGAAATTTATTTGAAAATGTAATTTCAGTTAAAACTGCAGACAGAATGATGGAGCAGATGAGAGAAACAGGTCTCTATGCAGATAACGATATCGACTTGATGATGGAAAAACTTCTTAAGGGAGAAGCTATTTCAGGAATCCTTTTTCGTCACCCGGGTATTGGCCCTTACTCCATACAGAAGACTTCATTTCGGATTGCAGGGGAAATGCAGACAACAACGGAGATGGTTGATAACAAGAAAACAAGAGTAAAGAAATTTGTTCCTAACTACAGAGTTAAAGATTCAACCATCTATATGCCCGAAAACAGGATAGATCTTGACTTAGATATCTTAGATGAATCATACGAAAATCTGGAACAAGGGGTTCGTCACCGCGTCTCTTCCAAAGTCATGCTTGGTCCAATGGTGGGTATGGCAGGTGATTATGATTTCGATATCACTGGTGCCATGTTCTTAGATCCTAAATTAGAAAAGAAGATTGGTCGTGAATTAGCAGGTGATTCAGATTATTTAAAAGGTTATGTTGAGCATCAGATAAGATTTCAATTACTCAAAGAGCAGTCTGGTCACATGGGTGATGACACAATTGATGCAATGTCAAAAAATGCAGACCTTCTTACGGACAGCGTTAAAGCACATATCCTTCAAGCAAGAAAGCTAGGTATTCAACAAGAAAGTATTGGAACAATCTCATCTCTGATCACAAGAACAAAGATGTCAGCTTTATCTCATCTGAAAGATGAAGAAATAGGCTCGATGATGACCTTGCTGGAATGGATTGAACAAAAGCCAATTGGATTTAAGCACGTTAAGTCACCAGATGAATTGCAAGCAAAGCTCACTTCTCTTATTGCAGGATTTGAATCTGGGGATAGAGAGCAACTTGCCCGTGGTATCGGAGCATTCCTAGAGACGGAAGGAAGTCTCTTGCAAAACCAGAAGATAACCTTAACTGATGAAAGCCGAGCTGCCTTAAAGGAAAAGACAGGTTTAGACATCAGCAAAGAGCTGCCAAAAATAGACATAGAGAGAACAATAAACTTGATGTCTTACACTATACAAAGAGGTCATAAAGAAGGCTTGTTTAAGGAGATAAATGCTCAGAAAGGCAAAGGCGGGGCTAACAATGTAGAGAGAGAAGTTAGGAGGCTCATTCAAGAGGAAGCTGCGGGGCCTTCTTCAGGTGCTGCAAGGTTTGCTGAAAATGTAGACCAGGTTGCTTCTAACGTAATGAACGCAGCAGGAAAGGGAGGAATTCTTCACCATAGAGGAGTTCAAGCTCTTGCAGTGATTGGCGGAATCTCTGCTCTATCTGGAATGAATGCACAACCAAAAGAAATGGTTGGTCCTGGAAAGCAGTTTAATGCGAATGTTCAGATGAATATGAACAATAGTCGGAAAGCACATAAGAGAATGACTCCTCAAGATGTTAAACCTTCTAGGGCTCCAATCGGAAATCCTACAGGTCCAAATATGCTTAGTCAAAGAAGAGCTATGATTGCGAGTCACCCTCCTCCAACAAATCAGTATCTAGTTCGTGCCAGAGCAAGCCATCCTGATGATATCTCTATCGTCTCTCAACAAATGAAAAGATACTCTATGGCTGGTGGTTCAGTCAATGTGAACTCAGGTTCTAGATCAATACAAAACCCATATGGAAATATGAATACTTCTTATTAAAAGGAAATGATAATGGCTGTTAACGATTTTTTTCAATTCAATGATTTGGTTTTAAATATCCCCCCTACGCAGATTCAGGTGGCAAAAATGAATCATGCAAATACTGTTGCTAACTTAAGAACTAGCTCTCAGGCAACTATCTGGTCAAGGAATTCAGATACTACTGTTAGGGTGCAAATGTTCTTTACGGATGATCCCGTAAGAACAGCACCAAATGTAGAGACAGAGGGCTTCGATGAGATTGATTTTAAAAGAACAGGGATTACACAGCTTAGGCATATGATGTCTCAAATAAGGGTTACTCCCTTTTGTTATATTAAAAATGAATTTATTCGTGCCTCTATACTAGGTGCAGAAGTTAATGACTCAATGATGTTTGTGGTTAAGCACTTTTCAGTTAGCACAGCAAGCGATCCAAGCTCTAACTCTTATCTTCCAGGAGCAGTTTCGGTAGAGATAGACTTAAGTTACTTTAACTATAGAGCTTATGTCACAAACCTCCTCTATAAAAAACATCCTTTTAGTTCCGAGTTTACAGAAGATCCATCGAAATCTTTATCTTGGATGTATATGTATTTAGCAGAACAAGAAAAGAGAAACTATCTTCAGGCTACAACATTTGTTAATGAAACAAGTGGAGCCAATGACACTGTATTTAATTTTCATGAATTTACCTTGCTTCCGATCTCTCAGGTGTCAGATACAATTAAGCAAATAAAAAGAATTAAAAATAATTCTACTAGCGGAAGTGTACTTGCTGGAGAAAGGGAAAATGTTCAGATAACTGGAGAGGAAGGTTACTATACAGGGATATCAGATCTCGAAAGAGACCTGAATATGACTCATGTTGATCAAGAGAAAAACATTAAAATTGAAGCCATTAATTCATATTTAAATACCTCAATGGTAAATGACCAGCCAAATTTTGAGCATATGCCAATGGAGGAAATGCTAACAGCTTTCCCTCAAATCTTTATTCCTAAAATGGGGTGGGAGGTTTATAAACTATCTGATGGCAGCGTCTATAAACTTCCTAAAAATCCAACCAAAATTTTAAACCCCAAAGCAACCTCAGAGGGATTTGATGAGGACGACCTCATCCTTTTTTCAAGGCTAGTTGACTTCTCTTGCTTTGGTGAGGGCTTGCATATCCTAGGTGTAAATATTGGTGTTGGAAATAGGACTGTTCCTCTTCCGCTACTTGGTTCAGATGCACCAACTTATCAATACCTTGGTGGAAGCGATGCAACGGTATCAATTTCTTTTAAGACTACAAACCCTCAAGCCGTCAAAAGAATTGTGGCGCTAGAGAGCTTGTGGCGTTCTCAAACCAATAGAATGAGGAAGCTTCCTCTTAAGCTAAGAAGAGTTAAAATCAGAAATGATCTCCTAAATTTATGTGGTTTACACCACTTCCTTATAGATTCAATAAGTGTTTCAACATCAGAGGGTGAGCCAGAATGCACTTATATTCATCTAACTTTAACAGAGAAAGAGTTTGATGGTTCAAACGAGGGCTTCACTTACGAGAAGTTTAATTTTCAACCATCTCAGAAAATATTAAACGAAGTATACAAGGTCTTTGATGACAAAATGTTCTTAATAGAGAATAGCTTTGCCAGTAATTTCTTGGACAACAGGATTAGTATGGTGTCTTGGATTAAACAGCCAAGCTTTTGGATGGATGGAGGGGTTCGATGGGGTGAAAACTTTGTTAACAGAGAAATGATTGGAACCGGTGGTGGTGATGTAGACGGAAATATAGATGCGGGTGAAAGCTCAACAATGGGGAGCTTCTCTACTGGCAATTTCCTGGGTTATGAATCTTATAAATTTGGAATAAAACAAAATAATCTAATCAAGAATTCGAAATCTTATGCTCGGATTTACACTGTTAAAGACCCCTCTCCGCATAAACTATTTGAAAGTGTCTATAGGGATATGCTTATAGAATACTCAATAATCTTTAGTGACTTTGTAAGAGGTCTTATAGACTACCTGCAAGTTACCTCTTCTAGTTTTAATGCCCTTAATAATGTTGCTCGTGCACGAGGAATGGATACTTCCGAATTTCATAGGCTGGGAGCAGAACTTGAAGCAAAGTTTAGCACTTTTCAAGCAGGTAGCGGAGCAGAACAATCAAGATTAGCTGTTGAATGGGAATATAAACGTTGGCGTTTAATTAAAGAATTAACAGATCAAAAATTCCTAGGGATTGAAAGAGCAAGAAAAGACGCACACCACATCCTCATAGATAACAGATATACGCTTGGGATCGAAGACTACTCTGCTAAAACTAGTGCTTCTTACTACAGGGGTCTCCTTGAAGGAGAGATAAACGACGCTGTAACAAATCTCTGGACTGGTCTTGGTATGTTAGGTGGTGCACTGGATGGTATGATGGGATCTAAGGTAGATCTCAATGCCACAGTCGATTACAACGAAGATGAGATGTGGAAAGATTTTGCACGACAACCGTTTGTTGTTAAGTGGCAAGCAAAAAGAAATAAGTTTTTTAAAAGAATAGCTAATGATCGGAACTATCTAAAAATATTGGGAGATATGAATCCAGAAGTTTTAGAACTAATGGAAGAGCTAAATGGTCAAAAAGTAAATGAGGGTGTAAATGCATATCCTGATTTTCCAATGAAACACGTTACTTATCTCATGGAGAAATATTTTCCTTCTTCTTTTTCTAAGCTAAGAAAGAGATTGGGAGAAATAAATGGCCTTCTTAAAAGAGGTAAATTCGTAAGCATTCCAAGATTGTTTGGTCCTGATTTTTATTTCGAATCTGAAACTGCTCCACTGGATCAAGTGATTGGATTAAAAAAATTACAGACAGCCACCTCTATGATTAAGACTTCAAATGCTTCAAAGCCTGAGGCTTACAATGATTACTTAACAGGAGTTTATAGAAGGCAAATTGGTCCGAGAACTGATGATGAAACATATAAGTTTAGACAAGAAAAAGTAAAAGATAAAAGGTTTCACGAAAGGGACGCAGCAAAGATACTTGCACAAGAAGAAGCAACGAATCCCTTAAACGCATATACTCCTTCTGATTTTGGTGAGAGTTTCACAGAGGCTTTAAACTCGGATATCAATCCTCCTCCAGGAGCAGAAAGAGAAATTCAAAATCTCATGAGTATAAACAATCCGACTTCTGAAAATATTCTGGAAATGGCAGGGAACATACCCCTTACAAATGCAGAGAAAGAAGCATATGGGTATCCTGACTTTCAATGGCCGTGTGTTGAAAAGCAAACAAGAATCACCTCTAAGTTTGGAAAGCTAAGAGGTGCTGGCAATAGTCCTCACAAGGGGACTGATATTGCAAATAAAAATCCTGCAAAATCTATCGGAACTCCAGTTTATGCAGCAGCTGATGGGCATATCATTGCAATGAATCACAGAGCTTCTACTATCTATCTGCACAATACAGGAGCGGATCCTGGCTATGTAGATCTCATCAAACCGATGGCGCAACTAATGGTAGAAGGCCTAGTGACTGGAGAAGGAGTCGGGGGATTAGGACCAAATGGAAAAGGGAAAACAGAGACCTGGACTGACTATTTTCTTAGAAGAGACAAGGTTAACAAGCATAACATTTTTGCAGTTGAAAAATATAGAAAATCCAGAGGCTATAGTGAAGGCTTTTGGAAGAGCCTATCTCAAAAAACACACGACAGAACGCTATCCATAACGATAAGACATACAAATGGAAAGTGGCAAACGATATATAAGCACTTGCATGATGATGAACACTGGAGAGATCTTTATGACAAGTGGACAGCGAACAGAAAGCATCTTCCGATCAAGAAGGGAGAGTTACTCGCTTACATGGGGAATACTGGATTTTCCAGTGGGGCACATCTCCACTTTGAAGTTCGTCAAGATGGGAAGCCAGTGGATCCAGAAAAGATTATTAAACAAAATAACTTTCCTAAATCTGCTTGGCCAAAGTTTGCCTTTCAGAGCCACGACTCTGTACTGGAAAATAGCTATAAAGAATTTCAGCAATCATTCGAACAAAACAGAGGAATGAGTAAGGCTTACCCCACTTATAAATTATATTTTGTTGAGAGTGATGAAAATGAAAGAGCCCTGTTTGGCTTTGATGATTATTTTTCTTATCAGGCTGTACAAGAGATACAGATGGTTAGACATGCAGATAATCCTGTAGATCTTTGTATCATTAGATTAACAAATATTAGTGGCAACTTAACTAATAGAAACTTCACAGACTTAAAGCAGGGAAAGGGAGATCCAAATAATCTTACCAACAGAGAAAAGGCCACAGTTACTTCTATAAATAATAATGACAAGAAAAGCGTAGAGGATCTTTCAAAAGTTGCAGAAGGCAAAGTTGATACAGCAGCTGAAAATCCAATCACCTCAATGCTACTAAAAACAGGGACTCAGATTCAGGTTAGGATGGGATATGATCCTAATCCAGATAAACTAACAACAGTTTTTAATGGCCCTGTTATGGATATCAAATACCACGGAACAGATGACATGATTACAATAACGTGTCAAAGCCACGCGATGGAACTTGTCAATACTCTACAAGGGGTTGGAGAGCAAGAGTGGGAAGATAAAACAGGTAAAGTCCAAACGAAACAAAATGAATTTGAAGCAGGAAAAACAAGCAGGACAGGAGAGATTATTGAAACGTTGATGGCCTATCCAGAGTTAAAGCACTTTGGCCGATGGCAAAAGGCGACTTCTACTGGCTTCTCAATGTTAGCAGGGAATGAAGATAGTGATGATTTCTGGGAGTGGGGTGATGAGTTAAAAAGTGATACCCTGCATTATGAGCCTTGGAAGATGGCAAGAGAGTTATATGGGGACAATATCAACATCCCGACCGGAGGAACCGCTGGGCTTATGGAGGGAACAAACTTTAAGATTTATAAAACAACGATCTGGGATGTAGTTCAAGAATTAACCCACAGACATCCAGGAATGATTGCTTACCCCATGCCTTATGAGGGGATATGGGGACCAAGAATGACTCTTTACTTTGGCTTACCTGATGGCAACTATGTGTATAGAGATCCAACAAAAACAGAGAAAGAAGTTGCAGCAAAAATTAGATTCGTTGCAATGGATTCTCACTATACATCAGAAGGTAGAAATCGGGATATTGAGTTCATTGAACGAATGACAGATGGCTCTGTAGAGTTTGATCAGGATGTTCTTACCGAGTTAGATTTGGATGATACACAGGGAGCAGGAACATTATGGACAAATGAGGTTGATTGGAAAGAAGATAATTTTATAAAAAACGATAAAACAATAGGAAGAGATTATGCGATCTCCAAAGCCCTTTATAATTATTCTTTAGATAGCGGCATTGTTAAGAACTTTAGAAATTATCACCTTCTTACGAATCAACACAATATCATTGAGAATGGAATTATTTCTTCAGCTTATAGTACTTTTAATGCTGCTACAATTGAATATACATCTGATGATCACGCCAATGAAGCTGATGACGAAAGCAAATTACAATTCAATGATGCAGAAACTTTAACACTGAAATCAGATGCCGGAATTAGAGATGAAGAAATCAGGGAGGTTTATGCAGGCTTTCCTAACTGTATCGGATATGAGCAAGCAAAAAGATATGGCCAGTCCTTATTATGGCGCTCAATGAAAAAGGGTTATAGAGGAGGAATTGTTATCTTGGGGGATCCAAATATTAAACCATATGATATTTGTTATATTTTTGATAGCTATACAGAGATGTATGGCCCGATAGAAGTAGAGCAGGTTGTTCATCGTTTCTCTCATGACTCTGGATTTATTACAGAAATTACCCCAAGGATGTGTATTCATGTAAATGAGGAAGCTACAATGCCTGCGCTTGATGTCATGAGTCTTGTTGTAGAAGACAGTATGTTTTCCTTCTTGGGACCAACGGTCAAGATGGGCATGGAGCCTACTGGACCAATAGGGGACTTTGTTCAGGGAACACTTCAGGTTGGGGCAATGGCTGGAGCTGCCAAGCTTGGAGCATCAGCACTTGCTATTGGACTGGTGGGAGCAACTGCAGCGGCAGCATTAACGGGTGTTGCTGCCATCGGGATTCTAGGTTACTTTTTTATGGATAACTTACTCCTTGATGACGGAGACAAATATGATGCTCAAGGAAATGCGTTAGGGGCTCTTGATGCTATAGGAGTTTGGGCATTCAGAAAAATGATTACAAGATCTCAAATGCAACAACTATTTCAATACAGTCCACTAACTGTCAGGGGTAGACCACTGCTAGGTGGTATGCCAATATTTAGAAAATCTTATGGACCAGGAACTTTTATCAGACATCTATTTGATAAAACTGAAGAGTGGTTTATTGATGGTTATAACGGGAAAGCGGCCTTAGAACTCAGTGAGGATATGAAAAAGAATCCAGAGTTCTATCCAGAAATATAAGGAGAAAAAATGAGTGCAGACAAGTATGCAAGAAACTCTCTAACTGTTCAAGATATCAATCGCTCAGAGAGTAGAATTAAACAAATTGCAGATAAAAGCAAGCAACATCATATAGAATATGGTATGATTGATAAGATAGATTTGAAAACCAGTCAAGTTAGCCTTAGGTATTTAAATGGAAAACAGTTCAAAACTACCAGAAGGAATGGGAAGTTAGAACAAGAGTACTATACACTTGCTACACCAATGACTGAAATCAACATGAAGTACGGAGCCCTAAGAGAGGGGCTTAAAGTTAGAATACATTGGGTAGGAGAAAACGAACCAGAAGGCAATGTCATTGTTGATGTCTTAAGTAATAACGAAAATCTAGTTGTTCAAGACTATGCATTGCCTGATATCGAGGTTGGGTTTTCTATGCCCTTCTAGGAGAAACCAATGAGTGAATCAGATAAAAGAAACATAAGAGTTTGGAGAGTTAATTTGGATTCTACAGCTGGTTTCGTTATCAGTCCAAATCGAGTTATGGCACTAAGTGATAAGAAAACCTTTCTTTCTATTAGACCTGGGCATATGACTCTTCGATCCAATAGAATTGATTTACTGACACAGCCAGAAAATATCACCAAGGGGGTCATGTTTAGAGAGAATATAGGTTTTGCACAGCTAATTCCTTCCACTATCGCTAGCCCTATCCCTATGATGACAATAAATATTCCAGGAGCAGAGCTTATGGATTACCTGGTTGATTCAGGAATATTTACAATTCAAAGTTTACAGGCATTATAATGAAAAACTATGATGGAATAGATTTAACAATGACTCCAGATGGAGACCTTGATATTGGATCAAATGGTGATATTAATAATACAGAGAAGGACCAGATAGTTTCTTTGCAACAAAAGATTATTTCCTTATTGAAAAGCGAGACTGGTGATTGGATTGATCACCCTACGCTAGCAGTAAATTTAAGTAGTTTTGTAGGTGAACCAAACACCAGAGAAAATGCAAAGAGGATGGAAACCCAAATTAAAAATGCTCTTATCGGTGCAAGAATAGTAGAGAAGCAAGACTTAAAGGTAAGAGTGAATGCAGTTGGCCAAACAAGAGTAGCCATAGAAATTGTTGTGAGCGCTAGACCCACTGTATTCAATAGCATCTCAAGGGAATTAGAAATGACTTTCTTTTTTAATTCTAGTGATGGAAGGGTAAACTGGAGTCCAAGAAGCTTTGGAGGAATATAAATGCCTTTATTTGGAGAATCAAAACAAGAAATTTTTTCTGATGTTGTCACAGACCTATTAAGTAATAGCAATATTACTGAGGCCAGTCCAGGCTCAACGGCAAGAGCGATCATTGAAGCAGTGACAAATAAGATGGGGGACATGTGGACTAAGTTTGATTTAAACATGGCCCATGCATTTATTGATGGTGCTGAAGGTGCATTCCTTGATCGTTTTGGAGAGATGTTCGGGCTTAGCAGGAACCTTGAAGCCCCCGCTAGATTTGGAACAGAGGATAAAATCCTTCGCTTTTTTGTAGTCGATGCGCTAGCTGACAGCATAACTATCCCATCAGGAACAATAGTTAGCACAGAGCCCAATGCATCAGGGACTACTTATATAACAACTGCAACAGTGACAATCCCAATCGGTAGTGCATCAATGGAAGCTTATGCTCCTGCGGTATCAAGAAAAACAGGAGCCAGAGGAAACACAGCTCAAGGCACTTTAAATTTTCACAATATAGATGACGGTCGTTTAAAAGTAACAAATGAAGCAGACATTACCACTGGTAGAAGAATGGAGAGTGATGAAAATTTTAGATTTAGAATTGCTAATCAAGTCTTAAGTTCTGAAACAGGAAATTACACAGCAATCAGGATGGGCGCACTAGCTGTTCCTGGAGTTGCAGATGTTGTTATTATGCCATTTTGGAGGGGAGTCGGAACATTCGATATACTGGTTAAAGCAACCACCCCAAAGGTTAGTGCTAGCTTACTTAGCAATGTTAGACGAGCACTTTATTTCGTTGTATCTCAAGGTGTTAGCTTTAATGTTAGAAAGCCAAAAGAAACTGGTGTCTCAATGCAGGTTACTATTAAGCTGATGGATCCGATGGATGATGTTACAAAGCAGGAGTTAAGAAATCGAATTAGGCAAAGACTATTTGATTATATTAACAATTTAGATATTGGTCAGCCACTTAGCTTTGGGGAAATCACCCAATTGATAATGTCAACAAGTGACAATATCAATTATCTAGGGTCCGATGGTAGACCTATTGATAGTGTTACAATCTATAAGGAAACAGATCTTTATACCACTCGTATCCCAGAGACTTTATTTTTTGCAGGAGATAGCCCCGTAAACTACACACCTGCTACAGATGAAAAGTTATTAATTGAATTAGAATATATCGCAACAGAAAATCCAATTGTTGTGATCATTAAATAGGAGAGGTTATGGGTAAACATTCAGCTTTCACTCAAGAGCTTGCAAATGCTTTTCCAGAATGGTCAAAGGTAAGAAACGATCCAGATTCAAATGGCCAACGACTATTAAATGTAATTGCTAATGAGGTAGAAAACCTAGACTTTGCTTTACAAAAAGTAAATAAGAACACGCTGTTATCTACCAGTAATCTCGCAGAGATAGATCAATTATTTAAAATTCATCTTAATCCAAATTTTGAATTCACCGAAGAAAACAGCAATATAGAAACCGTGACTTATGTTCCTCCAACAGTTCTGAATGGAACAATAGATGGAACAATGATTTCTTCTGAAGAAGATGATCTTGTTGATACAGCACCCTCAGAACCGAAGGCAGCTATCAAGGTTGTCAAAGAAGGAAATATCAAATCTTTCTGGGAAGACAGTAAGCCTGATGCAGTTAGTGCTGGAGCGAAAATTCCTTATGGAGGTGTAGACGAAATAGAAAGCATCACTATCCAAAAGAAGATAGATGAATTATATTCTCTTCCAACAATCCTTCACCCCTTAAGAGACGTTAGGGGAGCAGGTTATTTTTACTTCACCCTGGTTGCAGGTCATCCTTATTTCAGAAAAGAAGATGGAAGATTAGCAAGATCACGCATCCTCATAAAAGGAACAAACCGAAGAGGAGTAGAAGATTCTGAAGTTATTGTTTTTCCTTGGGAAACAACAACAACTAGCAAAAAAGAATGGAGAAGTATAACTAGCATTACCCCGGTAGATATTCTAGGGAAAACAACTCCTGTTCTTAACTGTGGGGCTTCAAACATTGAAGAAGACTCTTATCTTATCATCTATGCTGATGGTGCCTCAAAAGAAGATTATGCTTCTCTAACAAATGCCCGTTGGTCAAAAGGTAGAAAAAAGATTGATGAGTTTTGGGGTACAATGCAGGTGGAGAGTAGGGGTGTGCTTGAAAGAGCAGAGTATGCTACAGAAGATTGGAAAATGGTAATGAAGGGGAACGTGGGGAAGGTCTCCAAAGACAGGTGGAACCTAAAAGATAGATCCAATAATAACATAAAAGAAATAAAAGACATAGAGCTTATTCCTTTTAAAAACCAATGTTGGGCACTTGTTGTAAATTTAGACGATACAGAAAAGCTGTGCTTATATGATCTTGACAAGGAAAGTAATGATAGTATTAATGAATTAAAGGACTTAACAAAGAATCCTAGTATCAATATACTGGTTGATGATGACGATGTAGTTATTGGCGAAACAATTTCTTACCATTTGATGCATGAGAAATTTTTGAAAAATATCGCAGGAGTTAAGGTTTCTTATAGCTTTAATGGAACTATAAGTTATTTATCTGGTAACGACACTAATTATGATTTGGTTTTTCAGAAAGACAGGATATTGAAATCTGTAGAAACTCCTACATTATTAAATACTGGGGAGTATATCTTGATAGGTGAAGTTCTTTTCTCTGACAACACGACAGAGGTAATAAAGAAGATAGTAAAAATTAAAGGGAAAAAACCTTTAAAGACATTTGATCTCCAAGCAATGGGAGTCAAGAACAATGGGGAGATTCCTTCTGGTTTGTTTTTAGATTCAGATCAAAAGCTCTGGATAAAAACAGATAAAAGTTATCAAGAGGTAAAGACACATAAGAACTTAGCATTGTTTGATTATGATAGAAAAGTTATTTACCTACATGAAAAGTATAAAGATTTAACAGTGGAGTACTCGTAAAAACAAATGCCAACAACTCTTAACTTTAGCAGTTCTGATTTTGAACAACACCAAGTATTTAATGAGCTAGATAAGCATGGCTTGGCTCTAGGTTTAAAAAGATTAAACGGAGAAAAGAATGCAGAGTATAAGCAAAGACTTATGGATGTATTTGTTCATAGAGCTAACTCTAGTTACTTTGGGTTAATACATGGAATAACAAGGGAGCTGGGCTTATCTCTCAATCGAGAACTACTAATCAAACCAAAAGCAGGGCTTGATTTGAGCGCCAATAATAATATAGGGATTTTATTCAAAGACACAAGGTGCTGCGTATATCAAGATTACTACACAGACATACCCCTTAAAGAAATAGAGAGATGGGAAATTGAAGTTGATGCAGGCTACACAGTTACTGATTTGAAAGATGCGATTGAAGCAACGCAACTGTTTGAGGTAGAGCTTCTTGGAGATGATCCAAGCAGAAGATCAATGTGCATATTTGAACAAACCTCCATAAAGGATATCCGTGGAGAAGAACTAACTGGTAAGGGAGCAAGAATCAAGCTAGAGAATCAGGGCGTTATAGAGGGTAGCGAGTATCTTGTTTCTAATAATTTACAAAATAAAATTACAGATCCAGCAGCAACATTAGGATCAGGAGACTACAGAATAGATTATGAGGCAGGTGTTCTGGAATGCTTAGATCTCCCAGCGAGCGGATCTTATATTAGCTATCAATGCCGAGACGATGAATTCCTTGTGATGTCGAGCCCCATTATTGTTAACAGCTTACAGAACGAACATTTTAAAAAATTCCTATTTAGACAAATACTTCAAACAGACGATACATATGAAAATGGATTACCTACTTCTTTTGGTGCAGATATTATTAACGAATTGCTTAGTGTCTATCCCACCACTTATAAGGCTTAATTGTGAATTTGGATCTCTTAATAAATATAGGATCGAGCCCAATTTCTACACAGACAGGGCATCGCTCTAAGTATATAGAAACTCCCCACCCAGGAACCAACAGTAAGATTATGGGTTGGCAGTGGGGAAAGTTTATGTGGCCAGTATATTCGGACTTGTCTGAATTCTCTTATGTTCCAACGATCTATGATGCTGAATTAAATTTAGATAAACTATATTATCAATCAGGTTTTGGATATGAAGACGATATTAAATTGAATAATATCGTTAGAAGAGAAGTCGAACACCTAAAGAAATGGGCCCCAGTAATTAACTCTGGAACCTACTATGTTCATGATAGAGAATGGTACCTTTTCAGTGACCAGTATATTACAGAAGCATTAGATGTTACTGCAGGCCACCATGTTTTAGGCACCAGAAACAAGGCCTTAACCCCTATCTTTATTAGGAACTATAAGAGGAGCTTACAAACATCTGAGCTTCTTATAAATAAAGAACTAAGATATGCAATTAGGCTAGATGCAGACGGAACAATGCTACCTCCACAAGAGGGAGAGTTCATAGTTGATACAACTACAGAGCCAACAGAAACACGAATTCAATTATTTGCTAACGATGAGACAATCAGTAGTGAAACTCAAGCATTTCAAATTACAGAAGATACTACGAGTTTACAACTTTCAGCATTTCCAGTATCAACAACTAATGCCGATGCCAACAATTGGAGTGTAGATCTTGACCTTGGAGTTCTCACAAGATTAAACCCTGCAACTGATGGCCTGAATGGAACCTCGGTAACAATAGTTTACACCCCAAGTTATGTCGTTATATATGAGCCAGAGTTTTCTTCTGGAGAAGTTACTGCAGAAACGGCAAATATCAACCCCCTGCATGTCGGAACAAATAGGGGTTTTATTCAAATCACAACAGAGATCTTAGATCCCTTCAGTATAGAATTAGAAACAGATCTCCCAATAACAAATCCATCGAACTTTCCTTCTTCAGAATATAATTTGGATTTAGGAAACAACGTTGCTCGCTTAACAGCAACAGTTAGAAATCAAGCAGGTAGCTTACTCGAAGGAATTAGGGTTTTCTTCGATTGGGAGCATGCTCCTCCTGGAGGCTATGGAGATTATACAGATGATCCTTCGTCCATTACCAATTACAATGGAGAAGCTTACATGTCTTATAGTGCCCCCTCAACAATAAATGATATTGGTTCCTACGTTTTAAAAGATGATATTACAGTAGCTAACGGAGGGTCTACCCTTGATATTCCAAATATTGCACAAACAAGTTTAGATAAAATCTATATTTATGCAGTCAGTTCTGATGATACATTCATGGGGCTGGATTTTGTAAGCTTACAAAACTATTGGACAGCTGGAACCGGCAACTACTTCACAGATGAATTGATCACAGAGGCAGGCATAAATACAAAAGACTATGAAGAAAGTTATCGTCAATATCAGGGGCAATATAGTTTACATGATTTTCATTATCCATATATCCGACCTTTTGAATTAGTTACAGATCATTCAGGTGAAACCAGAGGTCGAAAGACAATGGTCTTTGTTGAGCGAAATATTGACGGTTCTTATTTGAATCCAAATACAGGTGTTAGATCAGATGCAAGCAATGCGATCTGGGAGCCATTAAAGCCTTTCTCTATTACAGAGGGCCCAACAACTACGAGTATTAAATATAGTATTGATTTAAAAAACACCAATAACGACCCGCTTGATAATGACAGGATTTTTCAATATTTTGTAGTAGCAAACAGAACTATCAAGATAAAGGCTTGGGCAAATAATGCAGCAGGCCAAAGGATTTTTTCTAATGAAATTTTGTTAAATATAATGTTACCTGATAGTCTAAATGGTGTATACTATGCAGAAGCATTGAACAGCTTGCCTTCTGATTTTATTGATGGTTTACTCACTAGCAAGTCAGAGGTGCCAGATCATATAGATGATCCATTTAAAGAAGAGTGGGATGACAACAATCCCAATGCTACAACAGATGTAACTTCTGTTTCGATTACTCCAGATGCTAATCCCGCAGTGATTCCATTAGGATTTAGAATTGCAAACCCCCAAGGGATTACAGTAGCAAGCTTATTAGATAGAATTACATTCCTAACAAAAGAGAATGATTAAAGTTTAAAGAGGTAACAGCAATGGCTGATAAATTAAGAACAACATATCCAGTAGAAGTAGTATTTACTCCAGGTGAACAACCTAGTGCTGAAAAATTAACAGCAGTATCAACCCAAGCAAAGACAGGCATGCGTATCATTGAGAATGCCATTGGAGATCTTTGGGGAACAGGAGGAGATCCAAACTTTAAAGGCTTAGAAATTCCTTCTCTTGGGCGTGTTGTCGGTCAAAATAGTTATCTAAATCCAGCTTTATTCTCCTTACAAACAACACTTACGGGAGCAACAAGAGGCCCATTCTATTATATAGAGAGATTGGATGAGGAATTTGCCGGAAAAACTACAGGCTACTTAACATTTAAACCTCATTACAATTCTAACTATACAGGTGAAACAGGATTTGATGGTTATGGCTTTATTATTTCTGATGGAACTGACGTTTTACTTGATATGTCTGCGGGAGACCCAGCAAACTCTCAGATGCATCAGGAAGGCCTTATAGGTAATATAGGGGATAACGGATCAATTGATACAAATAAGTATTTTGTTGATTTAGGCACTGGAAGATTTAGATTTCCAGAGCCTTTTGTTAGTGGAACATTAAAATATATCGGCTATTGGGTTCATCCAGATGACTGGGCTCTTGGGGATATTGATGGGCAGGATATTGTTCCTGGAGTTATTCCTGACTTGCGATCACAACCTTCAATGCTTCATATTGAAAGACAAGTAGCAAATCCAGATGTATATCATATCAAAATCCCACAAAGGACTCCTCTTCAAGCCGACGTTTATGATATGGAACAAAAAATTCCAGTTCCATGTCAAGCAAATGGCGTTAATCTAAATGATGAATCAGTAGGACTTGCAGAGGCTGGATTTTCAGATGCGGAGGCTCCTCGTATCTGGAATACCAGTGATACGCATGTTTCAACTGACCCATCCTTTCATAGATATCAAATTCCTTTGTTCACCGCTATGGCTCAGGGTGAGCAAATGAAAGAGGGTTCTATCAAGTTGATAGATAGGGTTTCCAAAGGGGTTGTTCATGGTCTAGTCTTTAAAAAATTGGATGAGGGTACGATAGAGGTTACAGATAGCTTAAAGTTTTTAGAAAGTCTCTACGACAACGTGGCAGGTAATCCCGCCACACTTTATGGAACTTTTCAGTTAATTACGGGAGGTCCTTCATTAAGCAAAAGTGTAGCAATTCTTAGAAATGCTCTTTTTAATCATACCCATGACGGAGGATTCCAGGAAAATACTATAGATCATAGTGTATTTAAAAATAGCTCTCCAGCAAAAAATCGAGATGATATGGTTTGGACAGCGAGTAATTTCAACCAACCAGATGATCATATTCAGTATCTCCATAGAGAAAACTCAGTGGGTGGAGTATATCGAGATCCAAATCGTAACGCTTTTTTAGATGACTTAATCATTGCCCAAGACACTCTGGATTCAGCAACAGGCCTATACATAGGCGACCTAACAACACACGGCAGTAACAATATTTACTTTGGTATTGATGCTGGAGATTCCCCACAAATAGGGGTTACGGCCCCGCAGCTTACTGGAACTTTATGGGCAATTCCTGTAAGCAATCCAGATTATAGTGTTATAGATTTCTCTAACTTGTTTGTTGTTGATGCAAACGACGATAGGATCGAAGACCCTGGTAGAACCCTAAGGATAGAATCAGGCAATAACTCCAGTATTATTATGGATGGTTTATTAACAACGATTAATTTGCCATATCGTTATCTGAACTTTGATTCCACTCCCGGAGCTGGAACCATAGAAGCAGAAGATTATTATGACTTGATCACTCCAAAGCTATTAATCACAAAGCCTTTTGGACCAACAATTGTTAAGCTAAAGGGTTCCCCTTCGGTTACTGGTTATAAACATGGTTTTGGATCTGGTGGTGGAAATGCAATTCTTCATCTAACTGGTCATGAGGATAATACTACTCATAATTGTGGGCGATTATGGTGGGATGGAAGAAATGAAAAGTTAAAGCTTCAGTGGTTCTCTAATTCGCCTGTATCTTTCGAAGGCAATTATGGTTTTGATGGTGCAGGGCCAACAGGAGATATAGATACAAGTGGATGGCCTAGCTATACAACCCAACCTACAGCTTTAGAAATTTGGAAGAAGTATACAGGGTTGCAAAGCTTGATAGCTTCTTCTAATCCAAATAATTCTCAGCTTTATGATGATTTAACCCCAGTTACAAATAGCGATATTGGCAGTGCATCTTATGGTGATGTAACTGGTCAACTCCTGGGGCTTGCAGAACTAGAAAAAAATACAGTTAGATCTGAAGGCCCAATTCAAACAAAAAGTCTTTTTATTGAATATAGGTTAGATGAAGATAGCGGATTTACAGACTACTCAACGACCACACTTAATCAAGGAAACAGTGGAGAGTTGTTGGCAGCAAAAGTTTGGTATTATCTTTCTCTTAAAATTGAAGACAATATAGCTCCAGGAAACAGATCGTGGAGTGAACCTGGACTAATTGGGACTTCTGTCAAAGAAGAAACAGGAACAGGCTCTACTATTAGTGTTTCGTGCAAAGTTCCAGCAAATATATATGAGTATGCTATCTTTAGAAAAGTTCAAATAATGAATACGAGTGATCCTTTTCAGTATCGTGTTTTTCGAGGAAGAACTTTTCGAAGCGAAGAAGAAAGAAGAGATCATTTTACTTCAGTAGCACCAGCAGAATATAAAACAATTGAATTCGAAGACTGGACTAATTACGATGAGAACTTGCACGATGATGGTCTTTATCAGAGCAAGTGGTCTACAACAAACCAAAAAGGTCTGATTCCTTTTTTTGCTGGTGAAGTAAAGTGGAATACTCAGATGGTATTGAACTCTGAAGAAAATGCTACAAATAACCTTCTGCTTCTTGGCAACTTTCCTCCAGAAATTATCACAACCCAAAATGAAACAGATCATTTAGGCGCAACAAGCAGTTTTGAATTAGGAAAGAAATTCCATATCACAGAAGGTGGAGACCTATTTCTCGCAGGCAAGTTAAAAACTCTTGGGAGTATTGAAAACTTAAATGCAAGTGGAGTTTTAAAAGCAAGAGAGTTAGGGTTAAGAGAACAAAAATTTGAAGGTCTTGCAAAGATTCATGATGGAAACAACCTTGGGGCAGCTATAGCGAATAGCGGAAAGTGGCATTCTTATAAGGCAAGCATAAAGAGCATTAAGCAAGAAGCCATAGTCACTCCAATTCAATTCAGTGTTGGGAATGGAGTTGATAAGCTTCTCTTAAGAGATGAGGTTGGTAATGCAATTGACGGCACTAGTATCCCATTAACTCTTCCTAACAGCACAAATGGTGATGGTAGCCTTCAAGATAGATTTTACTTAGGATTCCATCCTTTTTCTGGTGTAGCCGGAATGAATAATACATCACCTCTCAACCTCAGGTGCCCCTCCTTGAGAGAGGTTACAGCGTCTTTGAACCTAGATGCTAACCTAGAACCTGGCAGTGATTGGAAAGCACCAATCGCAGCAAGACGTGAATCTGGTATTTCTGATTATTATGGAGATATATTAACAGTAATTGCAGATTTTGGACAAGCAACAACTGAAACAGGAGCCCCCCTTGTCAGTTTAGGAGCTTGCGAGGGACTGTCACATAAGAAAATCTTAAATGTAACGCCTTCTCAGCACTTTTATACTGGTCCTTATTCTCATTTCGATCATCACATGAGTGCAAACTATAAGTATAAGGTATCTAGTTATTTTGATTTTATCGGGTGGGAGGTTTCACCAATTAGGTATTTTGAATTAAGTGAAGATGATGGTGTTGCTGAACAAACCACGTTAAATATGAATCAGGCTCATCCATGGAAATTTTCAAGCAATCAGTTTTTAAAATTGCATTTTCGATGCACTCATCAGGATAGACATCGAACTTCAACTACCAGCGAAGGCTCTACAACAAATTATGATTATGATATTTTTTCACTAGGAGGGCAAAATGGGGGAACTGCGGGCCCGAATGGAAGCAAGCGCCTCGGCCTTGACTGGAAGATCCCAGATCCGAATAATCCAGGACAATTTATAGATTCAGATAGTATCCCAAGCTATATTCTTGGTCAGTTAAAATTTAAGGTTACTTACATTGAGGCAGGAGAATATAATGAGACAGTGGGTGGCGGATCTTGGTTACCTAATATTGGAGATATATTCTAAGGATAAATCAACATGGATATAGATTTATTTATCAACATAATCAAAAGACCTGAACTTGTTTGTTACAAGGGGAGGGTTAGTCCGCAATCAGCAAGCATTGCTTATGCTGGAAGTCAACAGCTATCTTCTGATGCTAACATGTCTATTGAGGATAAGTCTGGATTTATTTACGCCAATAAAATCACACAAAACCATATAATTAACTTTGAAAATGAGAATACGTTTAACTCTCCTGTTGATAATTTTCTAATCACAGATCGTTATAATATTGCCCTGGATTCTTCAGGCTCATTAAAAAAGACTCCCTTGTTTCACAAACACAAGCTTAAGCAATTTGCAGATCCCGCAGACGAAATTAAAAATATAAAAATATTCGATGATCTCATGAATGAAGTAACTGTTAGTGAGTTTACCTTAGATCAAGAAGAGGGTTATTTTTATTCCAACCTTGAAAGCTTTTACAATGTAACACCAGACAACACTGAAGACCCCGATGCAACAGAATACACATTCTTTTATATACAATACACAATAAAGGATGCAACATCACAAAAGACATATGTTGAGTTGATGGATAATGAGGAGATTTTTCGAGAAGCAATATGGGAAGATTTTGGAACAGACAACCTTTTGCTTCCAGGAACACAAGCATATCTGATCAGTCCAGTCCCTGGTGATGGAGGATTCCAAATTGACCTACCTGTCTCAACAACCTTTTCTTATATAATTAAAGACAAGAATAGGTTGCAGTGCCTCTGGCCACCATCAAGAGATATTAGCAAGCCTTGGTATATTAGGGTAACAAATGGAAGGTTACAATATGCAGGTCTACCAAGATATCAAGTTTCTCCTGAACAATTTTTAGCTCAAGATTTCGATCCAACATTCGGAATAAAAAGAATCATCAAAGAGCCAGCAACTATTATTAATAAAAAAGTAGTGAAGGTTGGCTATGAAAATATTCATCAAGCAGATGAACTCTATGTAGATCTAACAATAACAAATGAAGCTGGGGAATCTAAAGGACAGTTCAGTACAAATCCACAGCTACCTGCAGGATATACAGCCTGGAGTCTAAGCAATAGGCTTGGAATTAAAAGCATAGATCATGCAACAGGCTTTATTGAAATAGAAGGAATTGATCTTGTAGCCACAGATACTGTTCTTTGTGATTATTATTATCTAGAAGATAAATATGAGTTTACAAAAATAGATTTTAATCCAATTTCAAATGGTGATATTTTAAAATACAGAACAGTTATCTATATAGATCCAAGCCCTGTTCCGCCTGATGTTGATACTTTAAAATACATTCAATTCAATCTAGATGGGACAGGTGTTGATGGAGGGTTAAGCTATAACGATTGGATGTATTTAAATACTATCCAGGGTGTAAATTTTAATTCCAGTGGACAGCCAAATAGAACTTATTTTGTTTTAGCAGATATTGTTGTTGGAGAAGCAAAAGCTATAAAAGATACCGTTACCTTAGATGTCCGTGTCTTTGGTGGAGGAGTTAAAGAGAGCAAAGCAGAAGAAGTTGAGGCAGCCTATCCAGATTACGATCATTTCTGGGATAAGGCATCTTGGGATGGAAAGCCCTACCCTGGGAATCTTTGTTATTATCTTCAGGTTCCACTAAAGGGACTTATCAAGGGAGCAGGAGGAGAATATTCATTCGATCAAATACAGCCAATCTTAACAAGGCACACCTCCTGTGGTGCATATGGAGTTACTCGTGGATATGGAGTCGATGCGAAAATTAAAAATATAGAGTTTGCTATTGATCCAAATGATTCAACAAAAACACAAGCTACTGTTGTTTGGAATGGGATAGGCAATTACACCTATAATATCAATTACAGACAGCTTGGTGCACAGTGGGGACCAACACAAGGAACAGATGCTGGGGTAAGTGATTCGCATAAAGTCGTGCAAAGAGAGATGACTTTTTCGTTAACTCCAAACCTTACTTATGAGTTTGCAGTTATCGGTGTGGATGATATAGCAGGCACCGATACAGAACTAATCACACAGCATATAAACAAAACGAATTCTGGAATGAAAACACTTGTAGATGAATTAGATTCTTTACAGAGCTTACAGGTTTTTGTTCCCTCCCTAGGATAGATTATGCAGAATTTTCTAGAAAAATTTAATGGGACTATCAAGAATAGACAAACCCAGCAAATATTAAAGATATTAAATAAAAGAAAACTAGAAGGCGGTATTCGAAATTTTAATGAATTCCGAACTCAGTTTGAAACCTTAATGTCTGATTTGGCACAAGAGACATTGGTCCCAAGCACTGTGCTTTACCCAGCAATTCCATTTAATGAGATCAGTATTGAAACTCACAATGAAATGCTCCTTAGGATACAAAATGATCTTAGTGCTTCCTTTGAGGAGTTGTTAAAGATCGCAGAAGTTCAAGAGAATCACGAAGCGATTGTTAGGGATCTTTTATTAAAAAATTTACGCTCAGGAATGAATGAGCTAAGAACAAAAATCAACCTATACAGATTTTTGAATGGGAATGGCCTTGGTTTTGAAGAAGCCCTTTACTCAACTTTCAACGGGGCTACAGGGGAAAGAACAAATCGAGCAGCAAGTGTTCCAAATAAATTATTTGTTGATCCAAGAAATAAGTCCTTTTTAAGATCTATTTTTGATGCAGAAATTGATGTGGTTGGTGAAAGCCTAAGACTCTCTAGTAAAAATAGAAAACGAATTGGTGTTGGAGAGGTTAAGCAATTATTTGGAGGAACCAATAAGAAAAGTTTATTTGAATTGTATGGATATACAGAAAATAACTTGTCTAATATGATAGATAACTCAAAAGGAACTTACTGGAATCATACCATTAGAAGAGCAGGAGATGCAGAAACTGTAACTGTTACTTTACAATTTTTCTTAAACGGAACAAGAGAAATAAATTATCTAGAAATTGAACCATCGATAGCAGGCTTCAAACTGAAAACATTACTATTGAGAAAGCCAAATGGAGAAGTAGTACAAAATATAGCAAATGATTTACTTATAGATAAAGACAAAAGAATTGTTTTTGATACAGTTTCAGTTGATAATTTTATATTAGAATTTGAAATTCCAAATAACGTATATAAGGAATATGAAAACAGCACAATTGAAAACTTTAATCCCTTAAACGATTATGTTACGCCAGATGTTGCAGACCAAATTCTTCAAGTTCAGTCAGAACAATTAGAATCATTTTCTTGTTTTGAATATCAGATTGGAATAGATAATGTGAAGGTTGGATTTACTGAACACTCAGAACAAAGCATATATGTTTCAAAGCCATTATTCCTAACAGAAGAAACTGGAATCTTAGGGCTTATCACAAAAGAGCAACGCCCTTACCTCCTTGACGGAAGACTCCTCTACACAAAAGAGGAAGAAGAGAAAAAATACATAGGAAGTATAGAATATTGGGTTATAAAAGAGAACCTAGACAGTGATGACGAACAAAATGCAACAGTATTGAATACTTCTGTATTTCCTATTTGCCCAATGGGTAGAACCCAGATTCGTCATGAGAGATTGATCTTAAGTGAATTTTCAGGAGCCAGCGAATTCACAACAAAAGATACCGGCTTTTTGATACATGTCCCTTCTGCAGTTGCGGATGTTGAGTTGTTCAGAAATGGAACATCGATGGGATCAGGTGGTTGGCTAGGAACTACAGATCCGAATACAGACATTCTTAAAATAAAAATTAATGAAGTTAATCCAGGAGATATCTTTACTGCAAGCTACCCTGTTAAAGTGGGAGACTCCTATGCTTCCTCCCAGGAGTCTTCGGATGTATTTCTGACAGAAGATAAAACAGTAAAGCTAGGACCAGAGAGTATTGTTTTAATTGATGAAAGCCAGGATGATAGAATAGAAAGTTACAGACTCTACTTGGTTATCTTGATGAGACAAAATGGGAATGTGCAGGCAGCCACTCCGATGATAGAAGAGTATACCCTTGCAATGGGCAAAAGAAATATAGGAAAGTTTGAGAGTTTAACATGAGTAACCTGTTTATAGATTTAGAAAATAGAGCGACATTGTTACAAAACAAATTAGATCGTTTAAGTAGAACTCTAAAAAATTCAACAAGCTTCATGACAAAAGAAGCGTATATGGCTGAATGCGCAAGAGTATTACAGAATTTTTATTCTCAACTAGAGAAGCCATTTTTCAAATATCAAGAAGCGATTAGAGATAATACTTTATTGCCAATTACAAATTCTGTTCAAGAGGGAAAAGTTGATTACGATTATAACGTAGCCATGGAACAAGTAATAGATAATCTAATGGTTATCTTTTTAGAAATGGAAAACTTGGAATCAATTTCTATTGCTAACTTTAACTTTGCAATGACAGAATCAAATCGTTTAACAAATAGGTTAAAGTCTGTTTCATCAAAGCTAGGAGACTTTATTTTATATGGTAAAAATACACTTAGTGACGTATTTCTAATTAAGGACAGCTTCAATAATTTGACAAAAGTTGATGTTGAGAGTCAATTCCTAAATGAAGCAGAGTGCTCTGTTAATCAGGCAGAAGGAATTATCACCCTCCCGGTTCTAATCAATGAAAGCAAGAGTATAACTGTAGAAAAAACACCTGCCTTAAATGACGATTCAAATGGAGTCTCTGGAAACAACCTTGAAATTGGAAAGGTATTTAATGGAGACATCAAAGTAATTAACGATGGAAACCCAGATACATGGTACGAATATGAAAGAGTTGTAGATAAGTCTTCAGAGAATGACCCTCCTTTGGTCTTGGATATGGTCCTAGATCTTGGAAGTGGAAAAATCTGCAATCAAGTTATTATAAATCCAAATAATTTTGGAACAAAAACAGTTTTAAAAATAGATGAAATAAGCACATCACTCAATGGAGTAGATTTTATTTCTATCAAAGATGATATTCCTATTTCTGGTTTTGAAGCTCTTGATGAGGTTAACACCTTTACCTTAGCTCCCTTTACTTCAAAATATGCTGGGCAAGGGATCTACACCTTTACACCCAGGAAGTGTAAGTATGTGCATGTTAGATTAAGACAAGACGAACCCTATGTTATACAAACATTAACAGGTGAGAAGCTTAGGTATGCTATTGGTATCAGAGACATAGAAATCAAAGCTCTTAAGTTTAAAAACAAAGGAGAGCTTGTCTCTCTGCCTTTAAAATCTCCAGATGAAATCAGAAAGGTGATGTTAGAGGTAACACAGAACCCGATCACTGATTCAGATTTAACAAATATCAGCTATATGATTTCTCATGACAATGGAATAACTTGGAATCAAATCCAACCAAAACATTTAACTGGAGTGTCAGGATTAGTTTCTGTTCCAGAAATTTTAAATTACAACAACTCTGATTTTGATACGATTAAAACAGATACCCCTGTGACTTCTTTAAGACTCAAGGTTCAGCTAGAAAGAGAGGATGCAAATTTCATAGAAGGCTCACCCTCCATGTTTCAAAAGACTGCAAGAAAAAGTGAGATTCAGGGAGTTCCCACTTCTGCCCCCTTTACGATTTCCTTAGATAAGGCCCCTGTTGAAGGGACCGTTGTTCTTGTTGATCCAATGTTTGGAAGCAAGGGACTAAAAGAATCTTCTTATTATATAAGATACAACCAGTCTCAGTCAGAAGACACATTCATTGGGTTGCCTTTTAAAGATATAAATGTCCCCATGAAAAAGGGAACAAATAATATTGTTGAACAACAGAGTGCTGAAGAGTGGTTATTTGTTTATGTCGGAGGTGAGCGATGGCATCAAAGAACAAAGGACTGGGAAGATTATGATTCTTCGGATACTATTCTGAATGTATTCGATTTTAATCCAGTCACAGGTGAGTTATCGTTTAGTCCCGATAGCTCTTATGCCTGTGAACAACCACCAGAAAACGCACCTATCAGCATGCATTTTGGAAGTGAAAGAATATTTCCTTCCTCCACTGTAAACGCACATAAAGCTGAATTGGATTTTCCTACAAGCAATTCAAAAGCAGATATGATTATCGAAAGACACGAAGGGACGGGCCTTAATACAGAGCAAATTTTGGCAGGAAGTACAAGGCAAATCTTAAAACATCAAAACCTAGTTAAACTCATAACCGATGGAGTGTTTTTGTTCTCTGCAATACAGGGAGATAATGCAAATCAGTGGACTGAAAAAACATTCATAAACGGGAAAGAGGAATTCACTCAAGACGCTAAGCAGTTTTCTTTTGATATGAAAAACGGAATACTTCATGGCAGTCAACCTTTTACAAAAGGCTTGACAGTACGATATGACTATTTAAAAACTGCCACCTTAACAGAAGATCAATGGGATTGGGCTACGGATGACTTGCTAAGAAAAACAATTGTCATAAAAGAAAATGGATGGAAAGATCTAGAAGACACCGAAACATTTGAAGGTGATGATTTTGATGGTGGTACTCGAATTAATTTAAAAAATATGGGGATTGTTCGAAATAGTATACATATCGCTGTAGGTGGTTGGTTCCCAGAAGGTGGGCAGAATTTCAATAATTACTTTTTTAAAGAAGTCACTTTTATTGATGGCAAAACAGAGTTTTTAAATTCAAGTGACAATGGGCATTATTCTGTGAACTACAAAGAAGGTTGTATACATTTGAATATAGAATTAAATTTTAATGGGAATCTAGAAATATCTTATAGGTATTCAAACTATACAGCCAGCTATAGAATAGCAAGAGAAGTCGATAGCAAGCACTATGAAGTCGATACGGCCAATCAACAGATCTCAATTAAGGATGGGGAATTTTTCAGATATCTTGAAACCCCAAAGACAACACAGGCAGGTAGAGCCCCGTTTTATTTGATTAATTACGACTATGTTTCTGAGACAAGAGATGATATACAATCCCTAAGAGATTACTTTACACCAGTTGTAAAAGACTATGTTCTTAAGGTGTTAAAGAAGGGAGCATTATTTTAATGTCTATAGAATCGACCTATAAGGGCTATCTGCTCGAAAAATATTTAAAGGAAAGACTCCGCAATGGAGAATTTGTTTCAGCATTTGAAGTTATAGATGAAGCAGAAAAACTAAACTCTTCAATTGATTTCTCTGAGCCTATTTTTGATTCGGCTACCTATGAGGTTGTTGATGAGGAAGAGGCTTCAGCTAAAAAGTTTAATGAAACATTTGAGATAGTCCAGCAAGATTTAAATGTTATATATCAAGAAGTCACCTTACTGACAGAGAACGCACTCAGTGTATACGAGCGATGGAAAATTGAGGCTGAAAACCTTGAAAAAGAACTGATTGATATGGAGGAGGAAATTGAAAACCTCCTTTTACTATCTCAAGATACGGAAGGTTATCACTCAATTCTTGTAGATAACTTCACAAACTTGCTATCTTCAGATATGAATAGCACGACTGCAAAGGTAAATATAGAGGCTGGAGTTGTAAGTCTCAAGCCAAACTCTGACGCAACAACTCAGATATTTTTAAATAACATCCCTGAAGAAAATATTACTTTCAGAGTTAGATCAAGTGTAACATCTAGAAGTGATCTCGCAGGAGCTAAGCTCTCTGATATCTTTAAAGAAACAACCTTTATTTGGCATACAGTATTAAAAGCCGAAAGGGTAAAGCCCATTGTCTGTGAGCTTATTGTCAAGCTTGGAGAAGAACCTATCGATATCAATAGAATCCAAATCTTAACTCATGACTCAGGGAGATCGGGGACTATGAATGTTACCCCTCTCTTTTCTACAGATGATTTAACTTACAATCAATTACCCTGCACAGATTATAGCAGGGATATTGCCACACAAGGCAGCTTTTACTTTACAAAAATTAAAGCTAAATACTTGAAATTCATACTGGCTAAGAATGCTCCAGATGCATCTTCTGCAGATGTCTATAGATATCAATTCGGATTTAAACAGATAGGTTTGTTTAGTGAAAGCTATGATTCGGGAACTCTGGGTAATCAAAAATTTGAATCTAACTGGCTTAGTGTTATAGATGAGAACGGTACAACAGAGTTTGAAAAAGCAACGTTAGAAGTTTGCGAGAGCTTACCTCCGGGAACAAAAATCAATTACTACCTAACAGCAAGTAACCTGGCTGATACACCAACAGAATGGTATCCAATTACTCCACTTAACCACGACTCAGATACCACAGAAATTCTTCACCCTAGAATATTTGAAATTGGAGCAGTTGCAAATCATTCAATAAGTGGTATGAAAGTATATAGTAATAGCGGCACCTATCTTTATAATGATACTGCCGGAACACTCCAGCAGGAAGACGTTGGGAATGAAGAAATTTATTCCTTTTTAGATTCCAATACTTATGGTATTTTAGATTACTTCCTGTATAATGAAGATAATAATGATAAAAAACCTGTAAAGATTAACGAGTCTAGTTTGGTTTTATACAGGGGTGTTAACGACTGGAAGCTTGAAGAGCCCTATCATCACTGTGTGGTAGAAGTCAAAAACGCCAATGGCTCTACAGTTCAAATTGGAGATCAATTAGTTTCTATTGATGATAGCCCAGAGGAATCTGGAGAAGTGACCATACCTTATGGTGTTCATAGAGTTCGTGTACATAAACAGTACTTTGGAACATTACCAGAATTTGCTAACAGAATCATAGAAACAAGTGTTGATTTTTATGCAGCCAGAAGAATGGAAAAGGTTAGTGTTTTTGATATGTTAAACAATGTTACCTCCACAAACTTTGACAAGTTCGCATTAGATGTAACTCTACCACTAACAACAGAGGATGTGGATCAAACTGTTAAAACTGCTTTCTTGGTAGTAAAGAGTGATGATACCGAAGAGTTGTTCGAAGCAAGATTCAATTTGATTAATGAGTTAAGAAAGTATATCAGACTAAAAGCAGAATTAGAGACATCAGATGGAACGGCAAGTCCTTCTTTTGATGGCTATCAAATTAAGCTTGCGTAAGGAGATATGAATGGAAGCGCCTAATAGCGTAATACTAGTATCACAATACAAAACAGTGAGCCCCCGCTCTCCTGCAAATTCAAATTTCATTAATGATCTAGTTGGACAAACTGGAGCAGATTTAAATAATTTAAAAAGTCAATTCAATAAGTTATTAACTGGTGTAGAAAAAGGGGTTGATGAAACCATCGCCTGGGGGAATGAAGGGCATGGCCTAGATGCGCATTCTCTTTTCTATGACTCAACTGCAACTACCGGAACTTACTTTGATGCTGCAGCAGGACTACCCAAATCAATTCATGATATTGTGGGTGAAATAGAAACAACAATTACAGAACTACCTACCGAAATAAATATCACTGCAGAACAAGTATCTTTTGATACCGTTGGTCTTCCCTCAGCTTATACAGATATGGATCCTGCAAATGTTCAAGAAGTTCTTGTTAATGTTATCAATTCTATTCCAGAGCTAATAGACGGAGAGTTTACTGCCATAAACTCTAGCATTATTACATGGAATGGTGATATTATTCCAGATCTTGATAATACTTATAATATCGGTGCCCCAGAAAAAATTTGGGCAACTGGGCATTTTAATAAGATATTTATTGGTGGAACAGAGGTTTCAGGAGATAGTTTCAATACTGATGCAGCATCAGTTACTTACGATGGCATAGATGCAATCACAAACGAACCTTACAAACATTATCAAGATTCATCAACTCCAACTGTTTCAGTTGTTGCAAATGTAAAACAAGCTTTAGATCTCTTAGGAGATTTAGATTCAGATCCAGAATTTAATAGAGCAGGGGAAACATTAAAAGGCCCAATGGGCAATATTGTTACTACTGTTGTAGGCACCCAAGGCATGACGGTTAGCGAATGGCTAACTGCATTGTTCTTCCCATTCGAGCCTGCAGTTCTTGATGTCTGGAATGTTCATACTCCAAAAGAGAAGGGCACAACACTTTTAGATCATACTTGTAACTGGGTTGTTGCTCCGAACGATGGACAGATACTTCAAATAGAAGTAGGTCTAAATAACGGATCTTTGTCGGATACTGGAGCTACAGATGCTTCAGGGAGTCATACATTTCCGGGGTCATTTTCTACAAATACAACATTTCAGATTCAAATTACTTGTGATACGGAAACAGGAATTTTAAGCGACAGTAAAGAGCTACAGTTCTTTGCAAGATTTTTCTATGGCCATTTCCCACAGAGCACAAATAATGGTCAAGCATCGGAAGCAGATATTTTAGCAATGGAATACGATGTAGCAGGTGCTTCTGCCTCTGCCAACCTTAGCCCAGGATATGATCCTTCAAAAATTAGTGGTGGGTTTGAATATAAATATGGTCCAGAAGAAGCAGAAGGAAACAGTGGTATTGGCCCACAGCATATCTATATAGCAATTCCTACTTCATATCGAATCCATATGGAAAATTGGGAAGATGGAACATTTTCTGATAACTGGAAATTTGTTAGAGATTTAAGCAATTTCACAACTGTAGATGCAACAGATCCAGCACAAGGATTTATTCCAATCAATGACTCAAATAAAGGAAACTTTAGCATTAACTTGCCACTCAAAGCAGACCAAGGTCAAACTGAGGAGTATTTGCTCTACTGGTACGATGCGGCAATAAACTATCAAGTGAATTTCGTTAATCATATATTTGAATTTAAGAGCTTTTAATAGCCAAGGAGAGAAAAAATGGCAATCCCATTAGCAGATAATTATAACTTACTAATCGCTGGCCCACTAGACGCCAAGCAAGTTATTAGCAGCAAGGCTGCATTACAGAATATTTCAAGTCCCTACAATGGGCTCATAGTGTTTATAGCAGACACGAATACAATCGTATGTTGTTTTGACGCGGCAAATGTTGTTGCCAATAGCCTAGCCGGTGGTGAAATTAACGATGCGGTTTGGAAAACAATTCCAATTGCTGGTGGAGATGGAGCTTTCTTGGCACAAGACATTACTTACGATCCAAATGAAGCAAACTTTGCTCATTACGATAACGGAGTTCTTACGGTTAAAGATGCCTTAGATGTTTTGGGTGATTTAAATTTAGTTTCAGCTACAGGGGATGTTACTCACAGCCCAATACAAAACAGTGTTGCAGCAAACTATGCAAGCACGACTACGTCAAAAGATGCTCTGGATTATTTGGCTGTAATGCAGGAGTCTCAAGCTGGCTCTATTTCTACGAATGCAACAGATATAGCTACGAACGCAACTGCAATTTCAAATGTGGATACAGATCAGGTATTCGCTAAGTCTGGTATAGCAATTAAAAATATCCCAACAAGTGGAGAGGTATTTGGAACCCCTACAACTGGAACTGTTGGTGAATGGCTTCAAGCTGCTTTCTTCCCGTTTGTTCCTGCAAGCGGTACAAGCACAATGTTACGTGAAGACGGAGCAGACCTAAGCAACACAACAATAGAGCTAGGAGAAACAGTTAGTGGGACAATTGGTCTGACTGGAACTTGGCAAATGGATAGTGGTGATTCTGTCAGTGATGGTAAAATCTACTATGAAGAAGCTGTTATTGGAAACACCAATAATGGAACATTTAGTGGTAGCTACACTCAGGACGCAAATGGAAATGCAAATACAGGAGATTTTACAGTTCCTGGAGCAGGAGATCCAAAGACAATTACCCTAAGTGATAGAAATTTTGCTGTATCAGAATTTGACGATACAGTTCGCTTTAAAATGTCAGCAGTGTTTGCAAATAATGGAAGTCCAGCAACAATTGAGACTCCAGTCAGAACTGTAACCTTTAAGGCAAGATCTTTTTGGGGACACACAGCCACTCAAAGTGGTGCAGGTCTTGCTGCTGAACTTAGAAGCATGCAAGCTACTGGAGGGACTGTTGGTTTGCTTAGTGGAACCGGAACATTTGATACTGTAACAGGACAACATATATATATTGGTATTCCCCTTAGAGAGAACAGATATTTACAGCAAATTGTTCAAGCAGGTGGTAACCAAATTGAAGGTTGGGAAATTGTTACAGATCTAGTCAATGGCACAGTAAAGGACACTACAAATAATAATGAGGTTCCAAATGGAACAAATGGATATGATGCAAGAAATACAAGTGATACTGTAGACATTCCACTACATGCAGATGCAAGTAGAACAGAAAAATATATTGTATATCGTAGAGAGGCAACATGGAATGATCCAGTAATTCCATTTGCAGGTTTTACGTTAGTATTTAATTGAAAGTAGGAAGTTAAAATGGCAATAGCGATAGCTGATAATTATGTGTGCCTTATAAATTGGCCTCTTGATTCTAGAAATAAAGTGCTCAGTATTGATGAAATGAAAACAATGACCTCGCCATTTGATGGGGTAATTACATTTCTCAATACAAATGATGCTAATAGGGGTCTTTATTATCTTGAAGATGCGAACCAGATTGATGGTGACGGTATGGACGATGCGACATATCTTGACAGTGTCTGGAAACCGGTAGGATCGGGTGGAGGTGGAGGTGGTAGCGCAAATATCAATAGCGCTCCCGATGGTTCTTTTGGTTGGTATTCATCTACTGGAACTACAATTAGTGGGCTAGACAAACAAGCTATGCAGGTCATGGGCGGTTCAGGAAACAACTACATAAAGGTAGGCTATGCTGAAGATGAACTCGCTTTGGATGTTGAAGGTCGCATACAGTTAACGGTCGCAGAAGAAGGCAATCTTGAAGTATTCGGCGTCTACGATGGTGACGATAGAAAAGTAATGAAGGTCAAAGGAAACTGCATTGAATTGCATGACTTTCCAGTAGGAGGAGCAGGAAGCATCAAGTGGTATGATGGAAGTGCAACTCCAGAAACAATCACCTTAACAGCTAGACCAAACTTTGCAAGCTATACATTGACTCTCCCTCCTTTAGGTCCAGCTCAGGGAGAGTACCTAATGGCTGGGGCAGGAGGAAACCTCGCTTGGGGAACTCCTACGGGATCAGGGAGTGTAACTAATTCTGCTGATGCAAAGCCAATTGCTTACTATGCAAACGCAGGGGATGTTGTTAGTCCTACAGATGCAGATGCGCTAACAGTAGATGCTGGCGGAAAAGAACTTGTTGTTCGTAAAGATGGGAAGGTCATGTTCATGGATGAGGCTCATCTTACTGCAACCATGATGACTGGTGATGGAACAGGTAAAATGGGGGTTCTGTTTAAGAACACAGGAACTAACCCAAGCTACTTAGATATTGAAAAGCTTTCTGGTCCAGATGTCTGCATGAGAATAGAACCAAATGAAACCTTTGTTGGGGACTCAACTAATCCTGCACTACAAATCGGAACAGGTGGTCTACAGTTTTATACAGAGGATGCAGCAGACGGCGTACACACCAAGGCAGTTATCAGAAATAACCTAACAGGAACTGGAGATTATTTGGTTCTTGAAGGCACTAAGAGTGGCGGAGGAGCTATCAAGCCAGAGCTGGTAAAAATTGGCCAAGGAGCGTTGGAAATTTTTGGTAATCTAAGGGTTGAAGACACAGTAACAGGTACTGGACCTTCTGGATATCTAGAGTTGGGTTCAGATATAGATATGAATCTAAACAGTATTCATAATGTTTCAATTGCACAAATCGCAATAATCAATGGCTTGAATACAGTTAATTCCCTTGATGGAGATATCCACTTTATAGATACAGATGTAGTTATCCAAGGTGGCAGTAATCAAAATGGAGATCTCACTGTTGCAGGAAACCTGGATGTAGGTGGCACGGCAGAACTAGACGGTTTAGATGTGGATGGTAATGCAGAGTTCGGATTTTATGATGGTAATTATAATCCTGTAGGAACTGATACAACCTTTCTTGTGTATGGTGGCCCACATACTGAACCTAACTTAAGTTCAAGAATTCATGGACCACGAGTGAGAGGTTCAAATTATTCTCGTTTAACGATTGAATGCAGGGATCCTATTAACGAAAAATTATGGCACGAAAGCAATCCTCATCCAGATATGACAGATTATACTGGGGGTGAATGGATAAGTACCAGTGGCAGCACTGCTCTTCCTTGGGGAGATGGTGGTACTGGAGAAATGAGTCCAGTAAGTGGTCCTGTCTTGTCTTTCGATAGTTGGCAATATGGTCCTGGCGGTGATGCCGGTATGCCTTATCCAGTAGAACGTTACTTTATAAGAGATACTGTTGCGAACTTCCCCTGGTATACATTCCACGCTGGAACAGCAGATCAGTATGATGTTCCAGGTCAAGCTACCTTACGGTGGTCAACCAATAATACAGGACTGCGTATATGGCCAG